AATCCTCTGCCGGAGTTAAATAACATGAGTTCAGAAACTTTTAATGTTGCAGCTAGTTCGCCATCAAAGTATACTTTTAAACCAGCTATTTCTGGATGTATTCTTATAGCACAGTATTTTGGAACCTCAAACTGGAGAAGAGAAATTGTTTCATTTTTTATTTCTCGCCAAACCAAACCAACGTCTGAGGTTCTAGAAGAGCCGGCAGGTAAGTTTATGGGACGTGACATACTTTAAATCTCCTAGGCACTTGCTTGGGTAATATTATTGTACCACATGTCACCGATAAGTAATATTTCGGTTTTTTTTATCATCTATATTAGCAATCAGATCTTAGTTGTGATTAAATTAAAACGATCAGCTATTTCTAACTGATCGTTTTAATATTATTCAATCAAATTAACTATTTGTTACTTACCAACATTTCGCATTACGCAATTGAATCGCGGTGCGTAAACAAATAGTGCTCCGTACATGAGCAAGAGAAACTCAAGTGCAGTTGTGACCACAGCAAGATTCATCTTAGCAAGAGGAGCAAGTTGCTTAAACTTCATTGTTTCAGCACGCATATCAAGAAGGAATGCTTCACCAAGACCAGGGCGCTTGGCACCAGCATCTTTAATAGCGGAGAGTCCCACGCGATGATTTGAGATAAACTGCGCCGTTGAAGCTGCAGCTCCACTTGCGGCACGATATACCTTCATGTGCTTGACAGAAGATGGAACAGAACCAGCTAGAGTCAATTCAACAACTTGTCCAGCTGTAACTGAAACTGGTGCTGAAGTTAAAATTGGAGCTGATTCGCCAAAGTCATTAACAAAAGTTACTGCATAATGATAACTACCAGCTGAAAGAGCTGATCCTGATCCTGCAGCAGCTCCAGAAACACTTAGACCCGCAACAGAAGGAGCAGAAGCTGAAGCAGCTGCTGGACGAACTTGTTGGCGCGGACGTAGGAAAAGACTTGGTTTAAGTGCAATTTTTCCTGCAGTAGTGGTGACATTTGCTACGTCATAACCAACAGTTTGACCAGCAAGACCTGGTTCAGAACGGAACTGTGGATAAAATTGACGAACGAATGTAGAAACAGCAGCGGGCTCAGCGTGAAGCTGATCTGGAGCTCCGAAATTTTCAAGAGCACGAACTGCAAGTTCTTCAACATCGTCTTGTGCAAAAGAAAGACCAGCAAGATCCTTCACAACAGATGATGACTCAGCGCCCCAACCTTCAAAATCTTTTGAAGTAAATTGGCTATCACGATCACCCTTAAGGATTTGTTGTAGAAGGCCATTCATGGCAAGTGAATTAACTGGAAGATCAGCTGTTGCACCTGATTGAGCACCAGATGCATCTGCAAAGTGAGCATGTCCCCAGTATAGTTCACGTTCAACATCTTTAAGAAGGTCCATTGTTCCTTCTTTAGCCTGTTGAGCTACAACGTCTCCAACGGTTGTGCGAACAAGAGTCATCTGATGCGAAACCTTACGACGCTTGCTGAAGAACACGATGCGCTGTCCGTCACGTACATATGTTGAATCTGATTCTTGTCCAGCTCCGCCTTCAGCAATATAGGGCGAAGTATCTGAACCATATCCAACAAGACGGTTATATTGTTCGAATAGGTTATAAGCCTTGTCGATTGTGATTGCTGGCCAGAGTTTAAGATTCTTCATGTCAAATGTAACAACTTTAAGAGTTGATTCAAGTGACTCAGTCTGAATAACACCGCCATAGGTTAGATCAGTAGGACGACCAGCACCACCGTATCCCGCTACTAGTGCCTTATTAAGGTTTTCAATCTCTTCTTGAGAGACCACTCCTTGTTCAATTCCCTGCATAATCTGATTAAAAGCGTCAGCGTACATTATTTTTCTCCTTATTTAATTCCATATTTGTTAGCAACTTCGTTAAGATCACCATTTCCACCAACTTCTACACGAATCACATCTGCAGCATCGACATCTGTTCCAGTCTTCTTAAGATCAAGAAGTTTATTAAGAACAGCTGTCTTATTAAGAGGTTCTACATCTCCAGTGCTTTTTGCAAGAGGCTGGATTTGACGATACGTGTGTCCACGCTGTGGGAATGGGGTATCTGCAAGTTGTTTAACAACATCTAAAACTTGAGAAAGTTTGGTCTCAAGAGGTGAGATTCTTTCGTCAATTGATTTTGCAAGTGACTTCTTCATCTCTTTTTCTTCTTTGACCATGAGATTGACACCTTCTGATTTCTTAGCCCAGTGAGGTTTTTTCATCTCTTTTTTCTTGAGTTTATGCTCAAGTTCTGCTTTACACATCTCACGCTTTTTAAGCGCTTTTGAATAAGCATGCTCTGCTTTCTCGCACTCATCTTCAGCCTTGGCCATTTCAGCTTCTGCTTTTTCGCATTCTTCTTCAGCTTTTTTGGCTTCATCTTCTTCTTCATGCTCTTCGTCGTCTTCGTCTTCGTCGTCTTCTGCTTTCTTAGCTTCTTCGTCTTCGTCTTCGTCTTCGTCTTTCTCATCGTCCTCTTCGTCGCCCTTAGCCATTCCGCCTTGTGCTGACTTTTCTCCAAGTTCGATTTCTTCAGCAGAAAAACGATCAGACTTTTTTAGTTCTTCGATTTCAGCTAGAGTTTCATCAATGAGATCGGCGAGACTTTTGCTTAATTTTGTAGTCATAGCAAAACTCCTTTTATATTATTCACCAACCATCAAAAGATCTGTATGACCAGCGAGTTCTACAAGAACTGATGCCGAATCACCAGCTTCGATCTGGAGATTGTTAGCAAAACGAGAACAAACAGCAAGAACATTTACCGCCGCTGCAGTGTCCAAAATTGCAGCAAGTGAATTTTCACCAGCAGCACCTTTGATTTTTAATTTACCTGGCGCAGCAACGCCAATACCAAGAAATGGAGAAGCATCTTTGTCAACGCCACCCATTGGAGATTGGACCGAGGCGCTTACATAAGATATAGTAAGTCCTGCAGCCGATACTGAAGAAGCCCCACGAACAGCAGGAACGCCTAGCTGATTGAGGTTCCGTGCCACTTTATCAAGAACCTGGACAGAATTAGCCATGTTTTGCTCCTTTTATCAAATGCAAACCATCCACGACAATACTTAAATATACCATATTATTATAGTTAAACGTGACTTTAATAATATCAATTAATTACAACTATTTATTTATAAAGAACTTAGCTAATGTGTCAAATGGAAAATGCTTATTACAAGATCGACATTTAACTTGATATACAACATATGGTTGCTCTTTACCACATGATGGACATTCTATATACTGATTTTTATTTGATTTTGTATCAATAGATTCAGTTTGAAAAACGCCGCCGCCAGTTAGGCTTGTCGGAGATCCTGCTGAGCCATATCCAGCGACTAATGCTTTATTTATGTTATTTTTTTTTAAAGTTAATATTGTTTCTTTTATTTTTTCTACATTTGATAATATTTTAATTTCAGATAATGTATCAGCCATTTCTATAAAAGAGGGAACATCTTTTCTCGCTAGATGAGATATTGATTTTATTAATTCAAATTCTTGTGGATTATTGCTTTTATTTAAATCAACTCCCTCAACAAGAGTTGCATTATTGGCTGGAGTAAAGGTCAATGCTAAACCTTTAATTTTTGTTCTTTTTAAAATTCTATCGTCTTTCTCGCCTCTTTCTACTATACCTCCTTCTACGGAGCACTTTAGCTTAAGTGGAGAATCTGTTTTGTGCTGATGTCTTAATATAGCCGCCGCTGCCCTTGCTGATCTATGGTCTTCATCGTCAAAAAGTTCACCTGTAACATATATATATGGAGCTTTTATTTTATTCCAAAAATATTTTTGACGATCACTTTCGCAATCTTCTACTTTAAATATTTTTTTTGCACCAGTTACTCTACCGATGACATCGGGTAGCTTATTGCTATGGTTGTCGTTAACAATTCCTTGACCAGCTTCTAATTCTGAAATATCTGCGCCTTTGACATCTAGAATTTCTCCTTGAATGTCTCTTAACTCAGATCCTGCAACCGCATCAAATTTAGTAGCCATAAAACTCCCTTTCTAATAAGATTGTATCAGATCTTATTAGTTTAATTACTAGTAATTTTTTATATTTATTTTACTAGGGTGGAGTTTTAATCTAGATCTTCCAGTGTTTTTTCTACATATATAATTATTGCTTATTAATTCAATAAAATCAGAAGGGTTCATTAAATCTAAATCTTCTAAATCTTCTAATTCTTCATCTTCTTCTAATTCTTGACTTTCTTCTAATTCTTCATCTTCTTCTAATTCTTGATTTTTTAATTGAATCTCTGGAAGATTTTTAGATTTTAAATCTTTATTCGCAATAGATTGCTTCATCTTCAACTCCGAGAACTTCATCAACGATAGACTCCCCGTCTAAAGTCTTCTTTAGTTCTACCACGAGTTCAGAAGATTGCACTTTTGACATTGCAGAATCTGCAACTTGTTTTACTGTTTCTATAGAAATGTTTAAAGCAGCAGCTATTTCAACATCGGATACAGGAGAATCTGGCATAAATTTTGTTTCATAAACAAACCAACAATAACTAGACATTTGATGATTAATTGCCCAATTGCACCCAGGAGCATTGAGTTCTTCTTCTTCAGTTGGCTCTCTACCAAGAGATCTAAGCCATTTTAGGCGAATAACAGCTAATGGACAATATCCCTTAGGATAGTCTTTCAACTGACGTGGGCATTTTTTATCAAATCTTTCTTTAGTATCATTCATTCTAAATTCGTAGTCCTAACACCTAATAAACTTACTAAATGTTTCTCATCGTTTAACACAGCCTCTACTGTTTCTCCTACTTTTTTATTTAAAAGAACATCAACAAGACCTTGGCCTGCTTCTTCTAATTTTATCTTTGATCTAAATATACCGCCTTTAACATTTTCTCCTTCCAATACAACAGAAGATATTATAACTATGTCATTTTTTGATGAAACAAATTCTTTTTTTTCAAGTTTTTTATCTAAATCATCTTTGTCAGATGCTCGATCCCAGTCTGTTGATTTTAATTCATTGACAATAGAAGTTAGCTCCTCGTTATTTATTGGAAGATATTTTTGCAATCCAAGAACCCTATATTGAAAATCACTAAGTATACTAGTGTTTGTCTTTAGCTCTGATTGCATTGGCTGCAATTGGTCTATTGTTTGCTTTAATAGTATTTGGTTTACTCTAAGTGCCATTGATAAATTTTCAATATGTTTTTCTAAAGTTTCAATTCTTTGTATTTGATTTGTTTTTTGTTGATTTACCATCTTCATTTTTTCTCCTTCATTCTTTTAACAACTGCTTTTAAAAAATCTATTTCTTCATTAGAAAATAAATTATTATTGTTTTTTATTGTAGTTCCCAGTAAATTTGATAATTCATTATTCAAGAAATCTCTTATTTTTTGTTCTATTGAATCAAAATGATCACCTTTTTTCTTTACTATTCTTCCAATTAAAATTTGATTTATAGCATTTGCTTCTGCTAATTTTAATTGCTCGGGAGAAAGTAACATATCACTTTTATTTTTTCTAATAGAAACCACATCCGTATCTTCGCTCTTCGATGACGCCATCTCTGCATCTGAGATTTGTATTTTTTCTTTCTCTTTTTCAAGTAAAGACATTCCTATTTTATTTTCCACATCTTCTATTGTTAATTGTACAAAATCATATTGATTAGCCATATCATTAAACATAGATCTAGCTGAATCAAATTGTGTTCGTGTTAATGGCTCTTTATACTGAAGACATCTTCTCCAATGAGATTCTATATTTGGATCATGCATTAATATATATTTTTTTTTATTTTGAGATTCAATTTCTCTTAAGATCTCTAAGTCAAAATGATTTAACAATGGTCTTCTGTTGTAGACATAAGGCCATATTAATTCACCGTAATGAGATCTATCAAAGACAACATCCTGTCCAGATAAAGAAACAAACATTTCCACAAGATCTTCTAAATAAGAAGGACCTGAGTATCCGGTTTGAAAATATTTCTTATCCGGGGCGGAAAAATGAACTGTTTTATAGCCTTTTTTATTATAAAGACCAGCAAGCGTTGTCTTTGCAGTTCGATCGAGACCTTCAATTATTACAAAAGTCATATTTATAATCTCCTGCAGATATAAATATTATACTTTTATGTATTATTATTTTAGTTTATTTTTTTTCTATTTCTTCAAGGGTATTTATTGGATTTTTTAATTCTTTTCCGCCTATGTTTGTTGCTTTTGTGGCACCGTATTGTCTAGCCAAATCTTGTAGACTAGAAAGATCTTGAGATCTTACAACAGAGTTTGCTTGCTCTTGTTTAGACTCAGATATCTGATGATCATGCGCTTCTTGTTCTCTTTGTTCTTGACTTTCTTGAAGTTTTATTTGTTGTTGTTGCATTTGTTGCTGTTGTTGCTGTTGTTGTTTTTGTATTTCTTTTTGTTGTTGTTGAACATTAATTGTCATCATTAACTGATTCCAAGATAAAAATGCCGGATCCGATGGAAGATATTGCAACTCTGGTCTTTTAGATGCTCCCTTATCTCCAAAGAAAAATTCACGAATCTCTCCACGGGTCATGTTTTTTTCAACAAGATTCCAAAAAGATTGATTCAATGGAAGATTTGCAGCGGGGTGGTTTATTTGTGTTTTTTCTTCATTGTGAAGAAGATCATTCATTGAAGAAAAAACTGTCATCTGTGCCTGACGAAGACTTATATCAGTCATTGCCGTGTCATCTGTGTATCCAACAAATTTAAATTTATATTTATCTGCAAGATCTTTGTCTAAAGCAGGTAGGATATCTTGATTAAATAAGTCTTCAACAAGCATTAATATGGGAATTAGACCTCGTTCACGAGAGTATGTTATTTTAAATTGACCAGATTCTTTAGCTTGTGCACTTGCTCTGCCGTTTGCCGTTGTAAGATAATCTAATCCAACTTCTATTGGATCTATTTGAAATTGTGCGCAAATAGCTCTCATTATATGAGAATTAAAATTTATATACTCCATCTCACGTGCAGAACCCGACATTGGAACCCATTGAACATCATCAAGGCCTGCAACAATTGGAGTTCTCCAAGCATTTGCGGATCCGGATATTGTGTTGTAAAATTGTCTTCTAAAAGAAGCAAGAGTATTTTGAGTAACAGCACCTTTTAAATGAAGAATACCCCTTGCAGCATATCCATGTGTAAAAAAATTAGCATTATATGCCTCTATATTTAGATGATTTGTTATCATTATGATTGCCTGCTCAACTACAGATATGCAATATCCATTAGAGTCAGCATAGTTTTGTGGATTAAATAATTTAAACACCATGTCTTCATCACCAAAGGCATTTAAAACTCTATTGTCTGTTGATAATTGAACATACTTATAATAATCTATTTCTCTAGGCGCAAGATACCCATCCGCCCTTGGATCATTGTCGCTTTTTTTAGTATGATACATATTGATTGCAGTTTTAACTTGATCTTCTACAACTGTTTTATTGATTGCTTGATTTATTAAGTACATTGTTTCAGCAGGAAGAGGTCTGAAGCGATGAAGAGCCCCGGTTCTTGTTAAGACTTTTTCAACTGCCACATATCCAAAAGTAAGACCATCTCTAACTATTAATTTTAAAAATTCACCTAAAAGCATTTCTTGTCCTTTGGGGACATTTTCAGTTCTGCCACAATTATATATATAACTTTCCAACATATTTATATTATCAATATCTTGTTCAGACAATGACTCGCTGTGATCTCTTTTGACGACACGAAAACCCATATCGTATCTGCGCTCTGGACGTCTTGAAAATCTTAAAACAGTATCTGCTCTTATTTGTAAGATTGTGCTAACAAGCCAATCTCTTTGAGACATGTCTCTAAGAGTTCTATTTGATATTCTGCTTATTTTATTTTTTGAAAGAAAATAATTATTACTTGCTTGTTCAAAATAAGGGTCTGTTAATATCGCCTTACCTCTTACAAGACCTGATTCTTGATTTTCTGATTGTGGCTTCTCTGGAAGTTTATCTGCGTCTGCTTTGGTCATTTGCTCGATATCTTCTACAAGACGGTCTTGTATTGATTTTTTTAAATCTTCAAACCATGACATTTACAAAATCCCCTTATATATCATACCGGATTACATAGTCCAAAGAAAGCCACCTTCAGAAGATTGTTCGCTGTCTTCATCTAATTCAGATAGCCTTCCTATTTTACCTATATTATCAGTAGAATACTCTGAATTAAAAGGTATATTATTAACTTTTGCGTACTCCTCTGGAGTAGGTGGTTTTATAAAATGACCTCTAGAGTCAACTATTTTAGAAACATCCATATCAACGCCAGCAGATCCTAATACTATAGTATTTTTACCAAATAAATTAATTAAAGAGTATCTTAATGCGTCGAGCCAGTGATCATGTTCTGTGTCTGGGTCATCTGTCATGTTTCCAGCTGCATCTGCTTTAAAATGATATAATTGAAATTCCTGTATTATTGGCTTACATGTTTCAGCTGCAAAAAATATCTTGGCCTCATTGGATCCTGGTGTTCTTAACCATTTTTTAATAACTTGAACACCTGCATTGATATTTGATTTTTCTGAGTTAGTTGTAGTCGGAAGACCCATTTTTCTCATTTCCTGAGCATCACCTGGGTCTGCCATATCAGGAAAATATAATTGAATTCTATAGTTATTATGCCATTTATGTTTTACTATATGCATCCATGCCGGTCTTGATATGTATGTTTGACCATCGCATCTAACTACATATATATTTTCTCTACTGTCTACAAAAAATACAACCAAAGTATGTGGATTAGACCAACCCCAGTCGATTCCTGCATATGCTTGAAGTCCCATTGAGTGACATTTTTTTATAAAAATATCATGATCACACTCGCCAGGGAACTCTTTACCAGTTAAAATAAGCCACATTTGATTCCATGTTTTGACATGGGTTCTTTCATCAAATTCTTTATATATAATTCCTTCTACACTTGGTTTTAAATTCATAAGCTGAGCCATTGCCCAATCTGGTCCTTCTGATAAGACTTTTTGAGCAAGTTCATCAATCGATTTTAACATTGATGATTTAGAAGATTGTTTTTTAGCATCACCTAAGCATATTGGTGCAAGTGGACATTTCAAGCACCCTTCAAACATCTCATGTCTTTCATAGTCTTTTTGTTTTTGAGTTGCTAATCTTTCATAATCATTTCTTGTTCTGACATCAAAAGAATTTTGATCAATAAATAATTCTATTTTAGAAGTTCCAGATCTTGAATCTGGACATCTTTCTGTAAACTCAAATGCAGTCCATCTTCTTACATTTCTTCCTTGTTTTTCTGCATTTTCAATAGCTTGATTCATCAGACCGTATCTAGTTTTTCTAGTCGAAATACCAACACGAAGAGGTCTTTTTCCTCTTTTTGAGTCAAGCATTCCAGATATTTCCTTATATGCCTTGACAGACTCGCCAGATACTGTATCGATCTCATCAACTACAACAAGTGGAACGTGTGGGCCGTTTAATGCTTTCAATGTACACGGAAGAACTTCTAATGTTATCTTTTCGCCAGATACATTAAACGTAGATCTTTCCATTGTTGTTCTTTCAAGAATTCTAGATGCCTCTGGCGTCTTAGGAGGCATAACGATTGGTTTAATTCTATCGTTTAATAAAAACTTCTGCTGATATTCATAGCATCTTTTTGCCTGAGAAAGAATTGCGCCAACATGTACCACGTCTCTTTGATCATGCAGTAGAACCATCAATTCTGCAATAGCCATGCCGAGAGTGTTATGGCTGATGAAGCCGTTCGACCAGTACGCGTGATCGACGTCTACCTCTAGATCGTAGAAATAGTGCTTGCCGAACGTTATGGTATCTACGGTCTCGTAGCAACCCTTTCTGATGAAAGACAGATACTCTGCCCACTCGTGCTCTTCTAAGCGGTTGGCCAGACTTATAAAGTAGTCGATCTTGTGGCCATAGACATAAGACTCTTTAGACTTCTCGCCGGATCCCCAGAGATCCTTAGAGTACTTGATCTCGGAATGAGTTTTCTTGCCGGCCTCTAAACGCCAGTACCCGTTTGCGATCTCGTATTTTTGCTTTATGTGGTCCGCAAAAGACTTTATGAGCTTAGAAGGATATCGGAACTGTTCGTTCATCTTGACGGCGTGCGCCTTAAAGGCATCGCGCTTAGAGAAAAGCGGCATTACATACTCTGGAAGCGGGGTTTTGTACTCAACCGAGTGATACTCGACAATGTGATCTTTTACGAACTTTGTGGTCGACGCTTTTCTCCGCTTCTTATTTATTACAGAGTGCACGCCGAAGACATTGAGGATCTTGGCTATCTGCTGTATGAGTTCTGGGTTGGCTAGAGTGATCGAGTCCTTGGACCCATCGGTCTCCATCAGACCGGAGATGAATCCAGCCAAGAAGCTTGGACTGTGGTCTAATGTCTTTAGTTTCTTGAAGTAGCAGAGTTCACCCTCGACGTACGTCCTAAAGAAGTCTCTGAACGCCTTAGTAGAAGACGACGCATTCTTTATAGCAGAAGACTTAGAGCTGGAATTTACGTTTATCGTCACACCTAGGTGCCTGTCTATCAGACTCACATAGTGTACAAGCTGGTCTGGGTCTTTTGCACACATAGATATATTCGTGTTTGTTCCTCTGCCCACACAACCGTCGCCGACTATGCAGCCAGCAACCCAGCCAAGATCGTAGTCCTTAGAAGAAACGTCCACCAGATGGCCCAAGGATTCTATAGATCTATAGACTAGCTGACCAGGAGTTAGATCTTTCATGTATACCCAGTCGATCTTGTTGGTCTCTGGATGCAGTGCCTGAACGCGATGCTTTAAAGAACCAGTGAGCGACCACACGCCGTGCTTGCTCATAAACTTGGTGATTAAAGTGACTCCGTCTTTGATTCCCTCGTCGAAGGTCTGGACTACTGATCTCCAGGACCAGCCTGTCCAGACCACATCGCCGATCTTGACGTCTTGTACACGTTTAAGTCCATTTTGCGTAAGAATCTCAGTGTCTTGCAAAACGCACTTCCCGCTACCACGTCCTGCAACATATAGAATTTCTTGGATATTTTTAGGGTTGTTTTTATTTACTGTTATGTCATACACCTCCCAAATGGCATGGAAGGGCGTCGTATCCGCGTATCTCGATACCTTAAAATCGGGGAGATGAAGACCGAAAAAGAATTTAATATAATTTTTTAATTCTTGCTCAGTTCTACAGGGAGAAAAAAATATCTTCTCTAATTGCTCGGCTGTTAACTTTATATTGCTCTTTATCTGAGGATCTTTTATCTCTATCGCTTCTTTAGGTTTGATTTCTATTTCTATTTCTTTATTTTCTTTAACAACCTTTGCCAAGGCTGCTTTTTGAGCTCTTTCCTTAGGTCTTGATATGAATTTTTTATAATGTTGTTTGCAGTAATTTTTTGCTAAAACCACTCTTTCACAACCGGGCACACTGCATTTACTCACTTGTATCACCTACTAACTCAGCTAATATTACAGCTTCTTCACTTGAAGATTTTGATTTCTTACTTATTTTTTTTATTTCATTTTGTGGTATTTGTTTGTTATCGTTGCTTACGTTTGATGGATTTGCCATTCCCCTAACAGATTCAGCTACCTGGGCCAACATGTCTATTACTTGTTGATAATCTTTTATAGTTTTAATTCTAAAAGAGGGTGGAGGATTTCCAACCGGATCATTAAGATACTTTCTAACTTCTTCAGAGGTTTCTACATTTGAAACAGATATCATGTCTGTTAGGAACTCAACTTGTTCAACTGTCGATCTTACTATTCTAGTTTTAATACGATCGTAAAGAGAGGCTGCGACAACCTCCCTATCCTTAGACCATCCACTCAAAGCTGCGGTTAACAGTATCTTCCCATATGGGATAGATGGGTATCTTTTTGATATATCTTCAAAAGTATATCCCAATATATAAAGCTCATACATTGGCATTGCATCGTGTTTACTGAGAATTCCAGCAGTCTTGTGTTTTTTAAGATACTTTTCGGCCTCAATAACCTGATCATTACTTAAACCGTATTTTTCTCTTGGTGTTAAGTTCTTTTTCTGCAAAGTATTCTCTCCAAACAGGGTTTGAAGAAATACAGGAAATAATCTGTATTATCCTCATTGGTTTTATCATTTTATACTTCGCAATTGAGTTTATTGGAATACCCACTACTATTAAAGATATAATATCTTGTTCAAATTCTGTAAAACTATTTAATATGTTTAAAAAATCATCTGAAGACTTTGATTTAGTTAATTTTATTATATTAGTTTCTATTTGTTCAGCTATTTTTTTTTGAATTATCAATTTATTACATATAGAATCAATATCTTCAGAGTCTGTTTCTAAATACTCTAACCAGATACTTTGTCTAATATCTAAATCATCTGTGACGTTTTCAATTTTTAATCTGATCTCCATGTGTTTCTGTTTCATCTGTGTTTTCTACATACTCGCTAATATTTTTTAGCTTGTATGTAGCCCTCCATCCAGGACCACAGAGATCTTTAACGAATCCATTTAATATCCTATCTATATCTAAATTGCCTTGTTTTTTTAACAATCTTCTTAATCTCCATAGATTAAAAAGTCCTGTTTTATCCCTCATACTATAATACCTAGTTACAGTATCTAACATTGACTCGGGTCCATAGATTACATAGTCTACTATTTTAGTAGACGGATCAATAGCTACTTCTAATGCCTTCACATCCTTGTGTGCCAAAGATCCATACATATATAAATTATTTTTAACAATATCAGTAACTATTCCATTATTCAAAGTCCAACGAATATGATCCATTATTTCAGTTATTTTTTCTTCATTCATAATTCACCTTGTGTTTTGTAATATTATTTTTTTTATTTCATCTTTATTTTGAGATCCTTTATAAACTTTATTAAGATACTCATCTAACATTGATGATATGTCTTTTGACAAAATAGAAACTTTATCAGATTTTATTTTATCTATAGATTCTGTTTTTATAGTTAAACTACACTTTTTTCTAAGGTCATTTACATGTTTAGATTCTAATATATTTTTAATCTCAGCCCTTGGTCCTTTAATTGTCATTATCCAATGATTAAAAACATCCAAATCTGGAATCTCTTCATCTGTATTTATTTCTATTGTTTTATACATTGGAAATGGTGATTTTATAAATTCAAATTCAAAAGTTTCAGTGTTAAATAATGACAATCCCTTTGATTGATCCGCATCCGATGCCGACATGGCATATGGAGTTCCTACATAGTTTATAATAGAATCTAGTATTTGTTTTTTATGAACGTGTCCAGATATGACGATGTCGGCATTTATATCTTTTGTCTCTATGCCATGATCTGCTTTTTTATAGCCATAGTCAGCTCCTATAAAAGTATTATGAGTTACAACTATAGACGTATCTGTTTGTGGCCACAGTTCCCTAGAATGAACATAGGGAACATATGTTATATTTTCTATAACCTTAATAGAATCTGCTATTAAAATATTTTTTATTGATGAAAAAGGTTTAAAAGCATGAAATTCAGATGAATTTGGTTTATATTGATCATGATTTCCTAACAGACAAATATATGATCCATTTGATTTCATTAGATTTGATATTTTTTTTAAATGCTCATCAAAAATACAAAGAATCTCAGAACGAATTATAGAATGAGTATCAAAGGTATCGCCTAAATTTACAATAATATCTGGTTTTTTTTCAATATAGATATTTTCTATCCATTTTAATAAACTTTTACTAAGTTGTAAATGAGTATGTCTTAAGTGCATGTCTCCAATAAAAAGTATTTTAGTCATCTAATTCTAATCCTATTAAGAAGAACTAAAAATTGTAAAAAAGCTGTTGTTTCATTATTATAAGTAGTTATTTTATTATTTATATATGCGTTATTTTTTTTGGCATATCGTATACAAGTTGAGCCCATTTGTATAAATCCGTTTCTTTTTGATATATTTTTAATTTAATAAATATTTTAACCATCCTTATGCAGAGAATATAAGATCTTATGTTTTCTTTAGAGTTTTTCGTCATCCAGAAAACCCATCTTGGTATGATTGAAAATATTTAAAATAACTTTCTCTATTAATATGCATTCTATATAATAGATATGAAAAATACATTAACTTTACATTAATAGGAATATCACTTTGCATTTTACTCTATGCTTTCTAAATCCTCATCAACATCATTTGCAAAGCCAAATTCATCTAATTCAACTTTTGAATCTTTTAAAGAATAACATGAATTCATTACTCTATCTTGTAAAGATTTATTATTAATAACAAGATTTCTGATATTTTGTTCACCTCTAACAGGTGGGTCGTTTTCAAAAACCCACATTTGCATATTTTCTTTTCCTGTTTCTGGATTTACAGGATGCTTAATTATTCCTAATGATTTTCCCAAATCAAAAATCTCACCACCCGTGTCCATTATTCCTTTTTGATAATGAAAAGTAAACTGTGCAACTCTAGCAGGCATACCCATGCGGTTTTTTCTAACTTTCACACGTACCTTGTGACCAAGTTGTGCAGCTCCTCCTGCTATTGTCTCACCTTGTTCTATTACTCCATTTTTTGTATCTAATTTTGTAACTTCCAACATCAAATCTGCTGCATGTTTAAGCGACTGACCATCTGGAAGCACATATGGATTTCTCAATGCTTTCATTGGATCTATTTGAATAGAAACTTGTTGTATACAAAAAGTTAATAACTCATGTTCATTAATAACAGGAAGAATCATTTTAAATGCAGATGGTAGATAGTTTGCTCCGGTGCCTCCCATTATCATATCTGTTGATTGTTTTTTAATATCTTTTGGATATCTAATTGATCTAATGGAATCTATAACAATTGCTTTTACTGGAGCTCCATCTTGAAGAAGTTCTAAGAGCTCTCCTCCAATATAGTCAAATATATTTAATGGATCATTGCTTTTTCTAACAACTAAACGATCTGCATCTCCGCCTAATCTTATAAAAAAATCAGTATTAAAAGAAAATTCAGAATCAAACCATATTGCAATTGCCTCTGGATCTCTTTTTTGCAACTCAATCAGTGCCATCATTGACAACATTGATTTACCGCTACTCTCTGGTCCATATAAAATATTGATCTTACCAGGTCTAAAGCCTCCAATACCTGTTGCCCAATTAAGAGAAGGCGACCATGATGGGATTGTTTGAGGTTCTTTCTTTTTTAAATCAGATGCTATTTTTCCAAAATCTTTAGTAAGTTTGCTCATCCATTTATTTATCATTATCGCATCCCCTCATATGGAGTTGAGTAGCCGTCTTTTGACATATCTCTTGTTATGTCTATTGCATGTCTAAATTCTTGAACTTTATTCTTTAATAAAGAACACATCGCAACAGCTCTGGCGTGTATTTCTTTTGCTTTTTGAACATCGGGATCTAATGAAACGTATGCTTTTCGGGATTCTACGGTTGGTTTTTCATTTTTAGTTTTAAAATAATCTGGAGCTCTATCTAAATAAGCAATAGCTTCTGCTGTTTCAACTGCGGTTTTTGCTTTCATTTCGTATTCTATTGCCTTTGCCAACATTACAGATGATATATCATATCCAATTATAAAATCACGAAGATAATTTGGAGCTAGCATTTTATTAAAACTAGACCCAATATCTGTTAATTTTCTAGTATAAGAAGCTATTTTTTGCAAATCGAGGGAGTCCAAGCCTCCCTCGATAGAAACGATGTCTATGGACATCTTATCCTCAACTGTTTAAAATTGCGTCTGCATAGTCAAATACATCATCTTGAGTAGATAATTTTGTATTATTTTTTTGAGTAGTCTTTAAAGGCTTTAGATAAACATCCTCATCAGCAGATTCATCTTCTTCTTGAATCTTAACCATAGGTTTTTTGGATGATACGTTAGTATGTAAAGCCTGTCGTTGAGGATTTCCAGGTCCGTGAATCTGTACATGTTTTTGGGTTTGATTTTCAATCTTTCCAGAGTGATTTCCATCATCATGTGCTTGCCCGCGAACGGACCGTACACTCGTATATAGAGAGCCCTTGTGTATCGGACTTTCGTCCTTTTGTTCTTTATCAACCACCACATTGGCCGTACTCCGAGTATTTTTATTTACAACATCAAAACCCTCTATTCTAAGAATTGGATATTCATTGATCAATGGCTCTACGTTTGCTAACAATACTTCTTTTAGTTCATCATATGATATTTGACGATAGACTGTAGAAAGATCATATCCTAAGTCTTCATAATTATCAACAACATTATCCGATAATGGTTCTTGATCATCTGCCCAGGAAATCTTACCTGTATTAGGATCTCTATACTTTATTTGATTCTTGGTAACAGAGTATTCTGTATCTGTTTTTTCTCCTGTTCTAGTAATTTTAAACCAAACACCAGAATCGTCTGCATCTGAGTTGAGCGATGTCGGATCTTGGCCATAATCGGTTACATATTGCATCATTTGTTTTTTAATCGCATCGTGTGCTGTTTTCTTTAGCTCTAAAAGACCAACCTCTCCAGATTTGTTACATGCATTGTAAAGATATGTTGTTTTTGGTTTTATTTTCCAAAGAATTTCAGAAATAGGTTTAAGATACTCTCTAATTTCTTCTTTAGAATATTCACCAGAAGACACCATTCTGGCTTCTTCTTTTTTAAATAAATTTTCTAATTGATTAACATAATCATAAACTGGACATTGTTTTTGATTAAAAGAAAAGGGAGAAGAAAATGGTCTTAATCTACCTGTTTGAGGATCGGTCAGCCACACAAGCACCCACCGACGATATGGATACCCATCTGCTGAATTGCCAAATGGTGGAAGTATTCTATAAACATTATCTCCACTATTGACAGCGTGTCGTTTCCATTCTTTCTTCTCTTTAAGAGAATTCATATTTAAACTAATCTTAGCCATATTTTCCTCCTGTGCCTATTTAAGCGATTGTTATATAAATTATTTTTTAAGTTTAAAAAAATTTGAAAATGTATTTGATTTATCTTCTTTTTCTAATTCAGTTTCTTTTAATTCTACATTTTCAACAATAGTCTCCACGGCTTCTGCCCTTGCATCCCCTATATACGCATCTAATTCTTTTTCAGATATTTCTGAAATACCTAATTTAAGAAAAACATCATAATTATTAAAATGGCCAACTGCATACACAACTCTTGTAGAAATAGGTCTTTTTCTTAATTGATGTTCTACATATTTATCTAAAATTTGTGGATATGTTGAAAGAAACATTTTTTGAATTACAACAGCAAGTTGTTCTTCTGTTTCACATCGAACCCCGACATGTTCAGAAGGAACTATATTACGATATGCATTGAATGTATTATCGTATTTTTTAGCTATTTCTTCTGCTACATTTCTAATATAATTAATACCTAAAATATCAGTAGCAGGCTTAGGGGTTTTGCATTTTTTTACTTCATCTAGAAAATTTAGATTTGTAATAACTAATTCTTTATCAGAAACAAAATCTGGCTTTTTTTCAACTTTAATAAAAACACTATCCATTAAACCATCCTCCAAATAATTAGAATATATCCTTGACAGGATCTTTGAATTTATCATATTAATCTTATACAAAAGTTTAAAAAATGCATAGTAAAATTTTTTATTCTTCACATTTCTGCAACCTTTTCTATATCCATTATTTCAATTGATGGGTTTCCTTTCCAATCTGTTTTAAGTCTGCCTCTTATATATACAATTGAATTTATTTTATATTTTAATGGTTTATTCTTATCCCACCAAACGCAATCTATTGAAGAAAGGCCGTCAGATATTTTTACAACAACATTTGACCACGGTCTTCCTGATTTTTTAGAAATACCAGATTTAGATTCAGATCCTTCATACAAACCAATAAAACCTATTTCTGAAATATCTTGTTTTTGCAACAATCCCTTTGCAATTTTTACATTACCAAGAACAATAACATCACCCATTCTCATTGGAATTGCCTTGCTATTAGTTGAAGATAATGCGGGCCAGTTTTTATATGCGATTGATTGAATTTCTGGAATTGATAAAATTGTTTTATTAAAACATTTATTTATTTCTCTTTCTTCTAAAAACACCTCTAGCATTGTTTTTGGATTTTCTATTACTTTTTTTGTTTTTCTTTTTTTAAAATAATATTCAACTATTTTTTTTCTTGCCAAAATATAATCTAAATCCTTATCCATAAAACAATCAACAGCTCGAGCGGCAATTAATGCTAAAAAAACACCAGCATTTGCTTTTGAATGATCCACTCTTTCAATATAATCATCTATGTTTTTAAATGGTCCTTTTGCAGTTAATTCTTTAATGGCAGATGCTCCGACTCCCTTGACTACAGATAAGGGGGCTGCTATTTTATCTTCCATTATTATAAACCTATCAGAAGGAACAGCGAGGGTTGGAGCTGTTATCATATTTCCTAAAACAGTTACATAGTGTCTAATTTTTTGCTCTCCTGAATTATTTAACTCACTGGACCACCATTCTAATGGGTAGTAATGTTTTAAATACATACTAATATAGCCTAATTTGCCATAACAAAAACTATGAGATAGGTTAAAAGAATATGAGCTAAAAGCTAAAATTTGTTGATTTATTGTTTCAATTTGTTGATCTGTCCAGTTTTTAGGTTTTAATGCTGATCTAACATCTTCAAATGTTTTCATTATAACGTCGCGTTTTTTCTTTGCAATAGCAGAACGAATTTGATCAGATTTTTCTAAAGAATAACCTACAAATTCAACTAGAAAGCGCATAACATCTTCTTGATATACGAAAACACCATTTGTTTTTTTTAAAATTAATTCTAAATCTGGATGAACATATTCTAACGATCTTCTTCCATTTCTAACATCAATATAATATTGAGTTGCAGTTGTGTCTAAAAAAGCAGCATCTAATGCACCAGGACGGCAAAGAGCGGTTAGATTGCTTAGGTCTTTTATAGATTCTGGTGCAAATTCTTTTACATATCCTTTAATAAGATCTGTGTTAAATTGAAACGATGAATCTGTTTTTCTATCATAGAAATCCTTAAACACTGTTCGATCTTCTGGTAATCTATATATTTCTTGCACGCCTTTGTCGTCTTCTTCAAGTAAATCTTTATTTGTTCTTTCTTTAATTAAATCCACACATTCTTTAATTGTATTAATAGTAGTTACTCGTAATATATCTGCTTTAACCAAACCTAATTTTTCTATCATAAGAGCATCAAATTGAGTAACAGTTACTTGACCTAGTTCATCGTCTTCCATTTGTAAAGTAGGGACTCTTTCATGAGAAAGATCCAATGTCGAAATAACAAAGGCAGAAGCGTGTCGTCCTATTTCTTTTGGCAAGCCAATTAATCTACTTACTGTTTTTTCTGCTTCTGGATATTGTTTAAAAAACGCCTGAAGTTGATTGTTTTGCTGCAAGTGGCCTGTGTGATATTCGCCCTCTGAATCGGTGTAGCCATATAAAAAATCAGACTCATCTATCCCTTGCGGGGAGTCTGGTATGGATTTACATATATCTAAAATTTCAAAATCATTGCGATTTCTACCATATATGGCAAACATTGTTTCTTTTATTGCATATTTTGTTTTAAATTTTTGAATAGTTCCTATTTGAGCAAAACCAAGTTTATATTTTTCTTTTAAATATTTCAAAATAGGCGCTCTTGCTCCAAAATCTGCATCTATATCAGGAAAACTTCCTGCCCTTATTCTTGCATGGCTTAAGAAACGTTCAAATGGAATATCTTCCTTTATCGGGTCTACATGAATTATTTTTAGATAATAAGAAATCAAACAACCACCAGCAGATCCTCTTCCTATGTTTTGAATTATCCCGTTGGACCTTGCATAGCTTCCAATGTCTTCATATAATAAGAAATATGGTATAAAATTTAATTTTTCATTTTTCCATATTACATCTAATTCTTTTTTAAATCTGGCAATATAAACGGGATCGTCTATCCATCTATTATGTTCTTTTATTTTTGCCATTAATAAATAATAAAGTTGCTGATTGTAGTCATTTGTTTTTTTCTTTATAGAATCAGAAATGTCGATTTTGGGCAGATGGTATTCATGTTTTATATTTATAGAACTAGAAAGTTCACCTATTTTTTCTGCATTTTGTATAGCTTTTTTCATAAAATCAACAGTAAAGTTATCGCCAATATGTCTATTTAAAATAGAAAAACATTCAGAATAGTTTTTTTGATGTCTAGATTCGTAGAAATAACGACCATCTTTAAACGAAGATCGCGACACAATGTCTTGCAGTATTTTGTCTTCTTTGTCTATAAAGTGAGCAGCAGTTGAAACTATATAATTTACATTATATTTGTTTACAAAATTAAATAAAACATTATTGATGAATTTTCCATGGTTGCCATCTGGAATCAGATCTGTGTTTTTATTACTTCTAAAACCAATTTTAGGATCATATGTTTTATATATGTCAATTGGTAAAAATTCTATTATTAGTGATTTGCCAAAAATTTCATATAATTTCAATAAAGTACTCTCAACTTCATCAGTACTACTGCCATGTATAACGCTAGAAAGTGCTCCTTTTTCGCAAGCTGTCCCAATTAAAACTCCTTCTAAATATTTTTTAATTTGTTCAATTTTTACAACTGGAATATAATTATCGCCATCTATTGTTTTGTTATCCCACCCAAGCGATGATAGTTTGATAAGATTTTTGTAACCCTTATCAGAAACTGCCCATGCATTTAGTCTAAAAAAGAAATCTGAATTTTCAAATTTAGCATTTATGCTGATTGCAGGAACTATTGTCAATAATTGTACATCGTAATTAGAACTATCTTCTTTATTTATTTTTTCCACTATAGAAGTAGTATTTAATGATTTAAATAAAGAAACTGCCCATCCGTGATCTGGAAAAGAAATGTATTTTACTTTATTTTTTAAAGCCCATCTTGCCCAGTCTTCTATTGAGATTATAGAATCTATATTACTATATTCAGAATGTAGATGAATATGTGCACAGTCTTCAAAAACATGATCAACTATGTCTATGTGTTCTTTATGTTCAATATTGTCTTGTAATAAATTTGAAACTATAATATCTAAATCTATTGTTGCAGATATATCCGAAAGAGCATCATGGGCATTGATTTCTATTCCAAACATCTCACACGCTTTAGAAAGTTTAAGTGATCCTATGTTGTTTTTTTCTTTGATTGCTTTTATTCTACGATACACATCGTGAGTATCCGGCGTAAACAGCTCGTGATACAAAGATGACATATTGTGTTTTGCAAAAAGAGCACTAATAAAACCCTTATCAAAACCAACATTATATCCCGCTATTGTAAATTTAATATTAAACGACTTAATATAAGATATAAACTTATCTAGCATCTTTCTCTGATCTTGAAAGGTCTTCATTCTTTCAATATCTATTCCATGAACAGAAATTGCTTCCTGTTCAATCACAGAAAAATCATTAGGTTTTGCATATTCATTAAAATAAGGCTGCCTAGAGCCGTTTATTATTGGAATACATGCTAATTGAATTATATCGTGACGTCTGGAGTCGAGACCTGTTGTTTCTGTATCTAGAAACAGAAGATTTCGCATAAATCTTCCTTTTTTATTTAATGCGCCATTTTCCATTAATTGAATTTATCAATTGTCTTGTACCTCCTGGCCATATCAAACAGGAAGAATGAAGCCAGGATGAAGCTCCACCTGAGTTATATTCTAGTTTTAAGTAAGAAGAAGTACCAACTTGCCACGCTCCTCTCAATATTTCTGGAGAATGGGAATGTCCAGTTACGGAATTTCCATATGCTATTTCCATGTTTGCAACATTTCCTCTAGATCCATTTGGCCCCTGGTGACCATGTGCTCCGCATTGTATGCCTTCTATTTTATAATCTTCTTCTGTTTTTAGAAATTTAATTTTGGATAATTTTTTAGTATCGTTATCTATATTCATTTCAACGGCTGCCTTTAGGGGGTCTTCTCCATCTAGCATTTTTAATGCTAAAACTAGAGATATTCTATGATTCAAGGGATCTTTTACGTACTTGCCCTCAGACAGATATCTTGCTAAAAACAAATCGTGATTAGATTTGACAATCACGAGCTCATCACACATTTCTGAAAGATATAGTAAATCCTGTGAGAATTTTTTTAGTTCATTTTCTAATGAAAGTTGATCAAGTTTTGATCTTTTAGCTCTTAATATGTGGTTTTTTTCTTCATGGTGGTTTATAGATAATCCATCAAAAGCATCATGAAGAATTATTCTTTTGGGTTTCATTTCTTTTGAAACTTCTTCCCATGTTTGTTTAGCGGTTGGATCTGTGACACCAGAATGCCAATCTCCAAGCACAAAACCTTCTGGTCTTACTATGGATCTTCCTGTTGGTCTATATATATAACCACGATCTATAAAATGACCTCTTGAATCTGCTTGTATTTGAGTAAAGTGATATGTTTCATCGTCTTCTATCTCAAAAACAACAGCACCCATTACATGATCATGTTGTGCGATATACGCAGTGCGTTGTGACATGTATGATTCTGTATTGTAATCCGGAGAAGTTATGGCCCCTGTGGTCATCATAAAATGAGGTAGTTTAGAATTACTAACGGGAACGGGTTTAAGCCTTTGTTTAGGAGAAGCATATATGAAAGTTCCATTTCTCTGACCTATTCGTCCAAGCCCGGTTGTGGGATCTATATGCTTTGCAGATAGTTTTATGGTACTAATAAAAACATTGGAATTTAATCTAGTATCTTCTATTATTATAGTTTCATTTGCTAACTGAGCAGATATTGTTCCCCATTTTCCTCCATGAGAGGCTGCTGGGTCAGAGGCAACGATAACTAATAAATGAGCATCGTTCATATTGCAGTATTGTTTTATTGACTTATAAAAGTCTTTATGAACTTCGCACCCTTGGACAGCCGTTGTTATTATAAATTTCTTTTTATTTTTAACTATATCTCTAAGATCTTGCAGAGCCTTTGGTGAATGAAGAGACTCTACTGTTACATCAAAAAAATATCCTGGATGTTTTTCTCTTGCTATTTTTTCTAAATTCGACAGAGATCCAAAATGATGGGAAACCATATCTCTGGTTATTCCAACAGAATTTAAATCTTCATTTTGTACATGTCTTTTTAATTGTTTTGCTAATTTTGCATAACATTTTATTATAGAAATTTTTTTATCTGCTTTTTTCATTTATTTTTCCTTAATAACATACAATATTATATTTATTATATAATAAACAAAATTAAAAACCCTGTATTTTACATACAGGGTCATTATACATCAAATAAATGTTTTTAAGTATTTAAAAGTAAAACAAAAACTATTTAGATTTTCTATCTGAAAGTGATGATTTTTTACTTTTTTCTGTTTTAACAGAACCTGTACTACAAATTTTCACTTTTACATCTTTCATTTCTTCATTCTTTTTTAATTTATATGAAGAATAATAGCAATGTAAATCTGTTGGTTTGGAATTGTTTGGTGTTTCTTTTACAGGTTTTGCAAAAACATTAGAAGACAATAATAATAAATATATTAAAAAAAATCTATAAAACATAGATTATCCTTTTAAACTAGAAGATGGATTTGCTTCATCATTCTGAATTTCACTAATTCTTTCTAACAAGAAATCTATCTTTGCCTTTTCATAATCAATAGCAGCTTTGTATCCAGAGCCCAGATCTGCGACAATTTGCTTTGCGGCTTTTAGCTTTTCATCATTGTCTCGTTCTTCTTTTAATGCCTTAACTCGCATCTCTGCTTTTACAACAAGATCCGCGGCCTCGTCCTCGGTTACGTCTTTGTGATTATCACAAAAGGTTTTACTAAGAACCTGTTCTGCTTTACCTAAATTGATTTTCTTTTCCTTAGCCATTTCACAAATCCTCCTTTTAAGATCTATTTTTGTTATACCTATTCAATATATGTGTATGTTCTTTTGCTATTTTTCTTAAACTCGATATCTTGTGGGACATCAACTAGACAATTAAAAACATTTGTTTTATATAATAAAAAAGCTCCATACATTGCTTGAGAAACAGCATCTGCTATATCATATCTAAAAATTATTGGTTTATTTGTTCTTGAAGATATTGAATGATTTGGAAATCTAATTCCCCATCTCTTCCAAAGAGATTCTACAATCATTAGTTTTTTTGCAGGTTCTTTTCCCCATTTTTGTTTTTGCTCTTTAGTTGGAGTCGTTCTTCCTGCTATAAAAATTTTCCAATTAGATATGTTTAAAATTTCATAATGAAGATTCTTTTTTCTACACCATATATGTATAGCTGCTCTATACGCTGGGTTTACATTTGCCCCTGAAGAAAATCTACTGCCAAAAAAATAATCCTCTACAACTATTTGATCTGGCTTGATTCTATTTGATATTTCTTCTATTTTATTTTGTAAATCGATGCACCAATCTCCCATATAGACGGAAGAGGTGTCTATATCGATAAAACCATATTCTACAATGTTACAAACATTTTGATCTACATGAGCAACAGCAAATCCAGTTGACTCTGCAGGATCAAAGCTTAATATTATTTTCAAATTACACCTTTTTAAGCCGCCACTGTCCACTAGGAGACATGCTTAATTGTTCCTGTACGATTGGAACAATTTGTATTCTGCCTGTTTCTATTTCAGGTTTATACTTAGATTTTATTTCATCTTGACTAATAGGTTCTTGATTTACTAGTTGATTATCAATAAGTACATGAAATTTTTGATTTGAATCTTCAGATTTAAATGCTAATTGATTTGTTTGAGATTTTACTTGGGCAATAGCACTTCTCATTGCAAATTGCTTTGCCTCTGGTGATTTTATTTGCTCTGCTACTTTTATTGGATTTTTTTTACTAGACGCAGCCATTGATGGTGTTTTAGGTTTTGGAATAGAAGGGCCGGGCATGCGCAGACTTGGCATTAGGTTTGCTTTTAATAAATTTAATTTTTCTTTAATTTCATCTAGCTTGTTCATAGTGTTTATTATATCACAATAGGGTTGATATATCATTTTTCTTAGAAACAGTTATTATATTATCAAAAAGAGCTTTAAATTCAGAGGAATGGTCTATTACTATTATTTGTCTATTCTTTGAAGACTCTTGCAAAAGCTCGAATATTCTTGATCTATTTGAAAAATCTAAATGATCAAATGGTTCGTCTAGTATTATTGGATTTAAATCTAATCCAGAATAAGAAATATAAGTATCTAATAAAGCAAGATCTATAGAAAGTGCTAGGTTTCTTCTCTCTCCTCCTGATAGAGCACCTACTGACATAGATTCGCCGTTTATTGTTAAATTATCCGACATTTTTGCAACAACAGAGCCAGATTTGTTTTCCTTAAATGTTTTAAGCTCATACGAGCAGTTTGGCCACGAAACTTGTAAATTTGAATTGATTTTATCATTAAAAGTATCAACAACAGAATCAAGTATATATGCCTGAATACCAGTTGGCGATACTATTTGAGAAACTGTCTGTAATATATTGATTTTATTTGTTGTTTCATTTTTTTCTTCTGATATTTTTAATAAAATATTTTGATTTTTAGTAATATTGTTTAATAAATTGTTTTGAAAATCTATGGATGACTTAATAGATTCAAGTTCTTGGTATTTTAATTTTATAAAACTTTTTAATTCTAAAAGTCTTGATTCTGTTTTAATATAACTATCTTTTAATTCTTTTATCTTATCTTGGCATTTGTCTATTATGTTTTTATAATCTTCTTCTTTGCTTAATGAAGATTCTAATTCTTTTATAGATTCTGTCATTTCTAATAGTTTATTTTTTTTATTTAAGTTCCAAGATTTTATTTTTGCCTCAAAGGACGAGGAATCGTGTCTGTAGAAATCTCCATTAACTATATCTATTGCCTGCGAACAAGATGGACAAATACCATCGCACAGGTCTTCTGGTGGTTGTTCTAATTCTATTTGTTTTAATTTTCTACGTAGAAGCTGAGAAGCTCCTTTGTTTTGAGTTATTTTATCAATTTCTAATTGAGTTTTGTTTTGAAGATCTATTATTTTAGAAATATCTGGTTTCTTTATTTTTTCTAAATCTTTTATTTTTATCAAAGTTTCATCTATGCATGTCGTATTTTTTTGCTGTGCTTTCAATAATGCATCAATGTTTTGCTCAGATTCTTTATATGTATTAATTTTTGCCAATATAGAAGACTCTTTAATAATAAGATCATTATTTTTTATATTTAAGTCTTTTATCTCTAAGTCTATGTTTTCTTTTATTTTAGAAAAATTATATGAATTAGTTAACCTAATAAAAAGATCCTTACGATCTGTATCATTTAGATCTAAGAAGCGTTGACCAAGACCTTGAGCAAAGTATTGAACCAATAAAAAAGTATCATAATCTAAAATTAAATCTTTATAAAATTCTTCTTCAGATATTTCTAAATTGTTTTTTGTAGCAAAAAACCTACCTGGTTTTGTTCTTTTAACAAAATAAATATCATTTTTCTTATGCAATATGGCACTACATGTTGAATTTTTACAGTTTTTACGTACAAAGCCAGATCCAGATATTCTAGGAGATTTGCCATATAAAATAAAAGATATAGCAGTAACAATAGATGTCTTACCTGCTCCATTTGCGGAATTTGTATCGTGATTCCATCCTTCTATTAAAAGAGTTCCATTATTTTTAAAGTCAATATGTGCTTTTTCTATACTTAAAAAATTTTCAATATCAATAGAAACGATTCGCATATCATCTCCTATGGGGAGGTTTTGTATGCATTTGAACATGACCTTTTTCGTCTATATACATCCATCCTTCTTTTAAACAATGTTCCATTGAATGCTCTTGGCATAGCCTTGGAACCAACACAGTCCAAAAGTGCTCTAAAGATCTTTCGTTAAGTATTTCTTTATTATTTGGATCTACTGATATATTTGTATAATCATCTATTTTTTCTTTAACAGAAGCAGAGGTTGTCATAGGAACATCTCTGTTCATAAGACCTCCGCAGTTGCATTCTATATTTAGAACATTAGATTTTTTATATAATTGTTTTTTATTTTTACAATCATCACATTTATATGTGTACTTAGGCATTATAAACTCAATCCCACACCTATTGAATATCTAAGTTTTGTTTTATCAACAAGATCAAGTCCAGACATCATGAATATATTACCAAGCACATGATAATGAACGTGTCCACCAATTGCATTATCAGAAGAATATCTCAAACCAAGACCTATTTTTTTAGAAGATGATATTTGTTTATTTTTTTCTTCTATATTTTTTTCTAGTTCTTTTCTATGCGATTTATTTAATTCAGAAATAGCTTGTCTATGTTTTGATTTTAAAACAAAAACCTCTTCTTGATGTTTCTCAAATAAATCTTGTTCTAATTTTTTAAGTTTTTCTGTTATTTCAATTTCATCTGTTATTATTATAATTTCTTCTTTTTTAGTACCATCTGGTAAAGTAGTTACTACTTTTTTGAATCTTTTTTTCTTTATTAATTTTTGATTTTCTGATTCTAATGTTCTTATTCTTTCTTGAGACATTGTTTCTATTTGTCTATGTTTTGATTCTAATTCATCTAATTTTTCTTGATTTACTATTTTAAGATTTGCTATTTCTGTTTGTTTTTGTAAAAGTTTAGATTCAAGTTCAACCACTTTATCATTAGATGGATAAAAAGCTAATCCAATTAGGATGCCAGAAAATACCAATAAAGCAGATCTTATGTATTGATTTGATAATATATATTTTAAAAATTCTAATGTCATTTTATTCTCCAGTATCTGAAATCATGTCTTTAAAAGCTGCTCTAGATACTTCTAATTGAGTTTCCAAATTATAATCTCTAGGAGAGACTACCAATCCACCTAGTGTTGTAAGCAAAGACGCCACAGATATAGCATTTCCAATTGCCACACGGTGAACTTTTGCAGGCTCTATTATCCCCGAAGAATACGGATTTGTATATTTATGATCAGAGGCGTCAAAGATAATAGAAGGCTTGCATTGAGAGTCCATGTTTTGTTTTATTTTTTCTATAGCTTTTTCAAGTTGATCTTCTTCTCCGCAATTTTGCATGAGTAATTTAAATGGAGCCATCAAAGCTTGACTCATTACATTCCAGGAATTGGGTCTATCTTTAATCGAAGAAATACACACCACAATCCCCAAATGCGTACCTGCTCCTCCAGCGACAATTCCTTCTGCGACGGCTGATCTAACAGCTTCGACAGCATCTTGAACACGATCTCTTCTTTCTCTAACTTCTGCATCGGTCATTCCTCCTACCCATACAGTTGATATTCCACCTGTTAATTTGCCAATAGATGCCCTTAAATGAGACCTATCATGCTCTGAGTGTGCATCATTTAATATGGCTTTTAATTCATTTACTCTATTTTCAAGAAGTTCAGAATCAGAATCACATTGTAAAAATGTTTCATAAGTATTTATACGAGCAGATGTAAAGTGTCCAAAATTATTTACATCAAATGAATTAGCAGTTGCGGGATTCATAACCATGGCCGACGTATACGCTGCCATGTCAAATAAAAACATTGTTCTTGAATTTGCCAATGAAGATTTTGGAACTATTACGGGAACAACTGAAACCCCGCCTTTTGATGTAACTAAAAACTTCTCAATAACAGGATCGGCAAAACCATGAGCCATTACTATTATTGGCCTTCCAAAATAAGATGGATCATTTTCTATAGCTGTTTGAATTGCTGCAGGAAGAACTAAGTCATTTAATGTTCCATCAAACAAGACAACGAGACCCTCATCCATTCTTACTCGTTGTCCTGCTCTGTCGTTTATAAAAGAAGTACCAATAGAACCAACATCACGAAGGCCAGATGTTACTATATATCCATCTATTGTCTCTACTCTCATCCCTCCGCCTTGATCTTCTTGTATTAAGACTGTCCCATCGTCTCCAGCTGCCAATACTGCTTTAACAACAACGTCTGCAATCTCATCATCTCCGTTTGCAGAGATCATCGCGACCTTTTTAAGATCTTCGTCTTTAACAGATATTGCTACATTTTTTAAATATGGAATAACTACTTTTTTATAACATTCTTTTAATTCATTTACAAATCTCTGGGGATTATATTTAGGGTTTTCTTTCATAAATTGCTTGCCAGCTTTAACTAATGCATCAGCTAAAACAATTGCAGTTGTAGTACCATCTCCCGCATCTCTTGCTGTATTTAAAGAGATTTCTTTACATGTATCTAAAACTATATTATGAGAAGCACTAGGCAATCCTAATGCTTTAACAACAGTTACTCCATCCTTGGTCACTAGAGGAGGAAGACCTTCTCTTTCAATCAAGACTGGTCTTCCTCCTGGTCCTAAGGTTCTTCCAGCTATTTCTGCTATTTTAGAAATAGTTTCTAAAACTATTTTTTCTAGATCATTTGATGAAGAAATAATATCCTTAGTCTTGGACTTCACGTATAGCATCTTGTTCCTTTCTCTTAAAATCATCAACTATTTTTTGATATTGTTTTGTTTTTCTTTTATCAGTTTCAAATCCAATTAAAGAATGACCCATTGTAAGACAGGCTTTTAATATTGCAGAATTGCCCATAAATGGATCAAAAACAGAACTGCCTGGAAGAAGATCTGACATTCTAATTAGCAAAGTAGCGAGATCATCTGAGCAACTTTCATCTAAAGATCCTGTTTCGACCAGCCACGTATTCCCAACACAGGAAGTTGAGTCATCTAGCATTAAATATTGTTTTATTGGAGATCTGTCTATCTTCCAAACATCACCATTACAAAAAAACAAAACATAATCATGAGAATTTACTAAATTATTTTCTGATCTTTTTCCAGGTAACCAAGTTTTTTCTATAACAATATTATCAATATGATTAAAACCAACTTTTGCCATTTCGCTTCCAATTTCAAAAGGTCTAAATTTACATTCCATCGGAGCGTAGCATATAAGAAAAACTATTCCATTTGGTGCCATAGAATTTTTTAATTTATTGGCTAAATTTTTCATAAAATCTACTGAATACCCATCTCTTTTTCTTATAGGTACTCTAGTTATGCAGATTTCAACTGAATGAGGCCATATAGAAGAATTGTCCATAGGATCTGTGTTAAATATTTTAATTGATGAATTAAAAAGACAAGACATTCATTTACCTCAATAAAGTAAAAATTAATAACCTCTGTCTTGTCTAGCAAAATTTTCTGCATTCTTTGTATAGTAAAGCTTCCACATTGTATCTGCATCTACGCCTACTAATAAACAAATATTTATCATAAAATGCATCATATCGCATACTTCATAATATGTTTCTAATTTTTGTTCTTCGGAAATCCAATCTGTTTTTTGTTCATCAGAGTATTTTTTCCATGCTTTCCATGGAAGACGTTCTAATAATTCAACATATTCTGATGTTAAAGAAGTCCAATTGTCCTTTATTAAAGATACTTTTTCATGAAGAGTCATTTTAGAAAAATCTTGACCAAGACGAAGTTGTAGAGATTTTTGCATTTCAAAAATCTTATTTAAAGATTGTTGATCGTGTTCTAATTTAGGGACTTCTTGATTCCAAAGTTTAGCACATTTGTTTTCTGGATTCATTTAAAATCTCCTAAGTAAATATAATGGGCATTTTATACACTTACCCTTGTGTGCACGTCTTTTCTATTTGTGCTCGGTTGCTGCGTCTGAGGTCCGCTTTTAAGCCTGACCAAACCCATAACAAGGTCCTAAAACATATCCAAGCCAACGGATCTTGCGATGAAAAGACCAGAACACACATAACCTATCAGCTTTCATTGGAGCACCGATGCCCCATGTCTCTAACATTTTTTTCTAGCTCCAAGACGACGGAAGCCACCAAGAGGGATGTATCTTGATAAATGTTATTCTACCAATTTTATATTAGACGTAATTTCTTGATAAAAAGAAATACGTTGATTAGCATGTCTACTTAACATAGTAGATCCAGCTGGGATATAATCTAAAATTATAACATGATTTTTTGTATCTGTTTTTCTCAGACCTCTACCTACGGCTTGTAAAACGGCTCCTTTAGATGCACTAAAATTAGCTAATATAAGAATATCTACATTTCTAGTATCTGTTCCTTCTGATATTTTTCCATCTGTTCCAACAAGACCAGGAATAAGACCTTTGTTTAATTGATCGACATATTCATTTGATTGTTTATCTTCACCTTGAGCAAAAGGAATTTTTAGAGCTTTTGATAAAGATTCTCCATGCTCAACCTCATCTACTAATATAAGTACTGATTTGTTTGCTTGTATAAAGTTTTTAGCATCTGATTCTATTCTTGATGTCATTTCTTTTGAATTTAAAACATGATTTTTATATGATTTTAATTTGTCATCTTTAAAATCAAAACCTGTTGTATTTACTTTTCTAACTATAAAATATGGTTGAGCTAACCAGTTATTTGCAATTCCCCATGCTGCATCTCTTTTAACCAATATGTCTCCACAATCTGCTGTTATCATGACATCTTTACCATCAGATCTAAAAGAAGTGGCAGTTAATCCGTACATACGTCCAACATGCGACAATCCCTGTGATATAGAATAAAAGGTATTGGCAGGACAATGATGACATTCGTCAAATATAACTAAACCTAAATCAAATTTCTTTATTTTATCTATGTGATTATTAGCAGATGCAGCTATACATACGGTTATATCTGAAGGTTTAAATTTACTATCGCCTATAAAACCAATTCTATTCTGACCAAATGCAAGAATTAATTCGTCTTTAAATTGATTTGCAACAGAGTTTGATGGACATATTATAAGTGTCTTTTTTTTTAGTGTTCGTATTAAAGATATTGCTGTTTTAGTTTTTCCAAGACCTGTTGCAAAGTTTATTATGCCTCGCCAATTTGATACTGCTATGTCGATGGCTTCTTTTTGATAATCTCTCAATTCAAGTAAATAAGAACCACTTGCCCACGGTAGGGCAATGTTTGAACCTGTTTCGTATCTTGAATCAATAATTTCAACAGATTTAATTTTAGATACTAAGTCAATAACATATTTAGCAAAACCAGATGGGACAAAAATAGTATTATCAACTTTTTCAATTAAAGATCCATTAACTTCATTTATTAACTTTTGATAAAGTTTAGATTTTATTGAAAATGGATTTTTTTGCATTTTTTTTATTTGATATTGTTTTGACTTATCTGTATAGGTTAATTTTTTAATTAAATCCGATTCTATTTCTTTATCTGGATCGTCTATCCTTATTACATGATTAAGGATTTCTATTCTCATGGATTAAATCTCGTGGTATAATTTAATTATGTTTTTATAATGGAGGTTATACGAAATGTCTACAGATCGTAAAATAGAAACCGCAATGTACTGGTGGCTAAGTAAGCGTCGTCCATTTTTCATTGGCGATGAATATAAAATCGAACTTCAAGCTATGGACAAAAACACTGGATGTGTTCGAATCTTAATTACAAATCTAAAAACAGGCAAGCAAGAAGAAATCTCTCAGACTCAAGAAGAGAATAAATAATGGAAAATCTTGCAAGACTCGGACGAATATGTCTGATCTGCAAGGCTCATAAGAAAAACGCCAACAGAACTCTTTATTGGCATAAAGACAAAGACACTCAAGAAATATGGGTGTGGTGTCAAGGCGTATGTCAAAGAGGCTACTCTATATTTGAGTATTGTCATGTTTCTGGCGTTTCTTTATCAGAGCTATTAAAAGCAGATCTAAATTTCGAAGAAGCTGGCAACAACGAAGTTAATGCTATTTCGTGGCCAAAAAGATTTGTTAGTCTATCAGATCCGTCATCAAATGACGGTTTAATTTATCTTAATAAGAGAAAAATTAAACCTACAAATGATCTTTATTATGATAAAGAATGGAATGGAATAGTTTTTCCATATTATTATGAAAACACTTTTGTAGGCGCACAAATACGTTTAATATCTCCATGGACAATGGAAGATGGTAGTGAGGTAAAAATAACAACATTACCAGGCACAAGACTCGGTTATCTTTTTTATGGTTGGAATCAAGGACAGTTTTTGTCAAATATAAAAGCTATAGTTATCACCGAAGGTGCTTTTAATTCAATAAGTCTTCAGCAGTCATTAAACCAATTATATGGTGGTTTTTTAAAAAATCCTTTTAAATGTATAGCTACAAGTGGCTCTGGATTAAGTGAACATCAATCAGATAAACTTAAAGAACTTATAAACCTTGGTTATAAGGTAATTGCCGCACCCGATAGTGATCAAGCTGGTTTTAAAATGCTTGATAAAATGAGAAATAAAAATTGCTGTACTCATTATGCTTTAATTGATGAAGATAACAAAGATTGGAACGATCTTTTAAAAAATGGCGAAGAAGAATTAGCTAAATTCTTTTTAGAAAAAGTTAAAAGATCATAGAGGTTTTTATGATTGATTTTAATATTGTAACAAGCACCTTAAATCAAGGTGCTTTTTGGATGGTTAATAAAAAAATAGCAAAATTATTAAAAAGTAATGACGCAGCTCTTTTATTAGCCGATCTTCTTTCAAGAAGAGACTATTTTAAAAACCATAATGAATTAGATTCAGATGGCGGTTTTTTTGTTCTTTCTGATCAAATAGAAATGGATCTTAATCTATCTAAGGAAATGAGACAGCAAGCTACCAAACTACTTCAGACCATGAATCTTGTTCATATAGTGAAAAAAGGTCTTCCTTCAAAAAATTTCTATTATATTCAAGACTCTAAGATTTTAGAGATGCTAGGAGATGATAAAAAGTCTAATAATTTTCAGTGGGCTGAAAAAGCAGCCCAGTACAGGGATGAAAAAGACGCCCAGTACTGGGCTGAAAAAGCAGCCTCTAATAAGAATAAAGAGAATAAGAATAGAGAGGAGAGAGAAGAAAATAAAAATTCAAAAGAAGACAAACCGTCAATTAGGGCGATTTTAGCTTCTTGGAAATCAAATCTTCCGCCGCGACCACCTTTTGACTTAAGAAGATCTTTGTTAGAAGATTTATTAGAAACAATTCGCACACATGGATATGGAGAGAACGATCTTCCTAGAAAATTTAGAGAAGATGCCCTATCTCCTTGGATAGGACCTAAGAGTAAGGACATTGCGGTAAAACTCGCAACAGATGATTATGAAATTGCGATGGCCGTGTTAACACCCGTAGAAATCAAACATGCTCCTGAGAAGAAAGCATCAAAAGAATCACAGAGACAGCCTCAGAAGAACGGAGAATTATCTTTGGATGCCGCGATATCAATGTTGTCAGAAGATTCAGCTATTGAGTCTATAATGCGCGAGTTTAAGAAGTTGACGGGAGACAACAATGACTGATGCTGTTAAACTAATGTCTCGTGCTGAGTTATATGAAAAAGAACAAAAAATTAAACAAGCTAAAATAGAAGCTGAAGTAAATAAATTTGAAGAAGCAGAGAAGAGAAATAAAAGATTGAGAGATTTTTCTCTCTCAGAGATAGAGGCAAATAAAGGTGCTGAACATGCGAAAAAGATGATCGGCGTTCTAGAGAGAGACGCTGCTCTAATTAGGCCCCGTGTAACTTTTATTAATCCAACTTTGTCAGCAGTTTGTCCATTATGTCCCGGTGCTTTGTATTTAATAGGTGCAGCATCTGGTACTGGTAAATCAACAACAACAGCAGCGATTGCGCACGCCTTGATGAAGCAGGGAAAGAAAACATTCGTAATCTCAAACGAAGAGACAGCTGCAAAAATATATGCACGAATTGCATGTGCAGAATTAGGTATTGATTTTAATCAATATGTTCAAGATAAGTTGCCAGCATCTATTCGCAAAATGGTAGCTATGGAAATTATAAAAATAGAACCAAATATAACTATTGCAGATGATCCTGTTGGATCTACGACAATAGAAGCAATAGAAAAACTATTGCATGAAATAGATAGGTCCGGTTCGTATTCTTGTATAGTTATAGATTTTGCTCAACGAATTGTTAAATCAGTTAAAAATCCAACTATAGAAAGAACTATGGCTTTATATAATTTTAAAGACATGATAACTGATTACGCACAACATGCAAAAACACCCGTAGTATTGATGACACAATTGGTTCCATTAAATTCAGACGAGACCGAAAGAAACTTTGAACAACGTGTTAAATGGGCAAGAGGTCTATATGAAGCAGCAGCAGCTGTCATAGAAGTAATAAAGGTCAAAGGTATGCCTGTTTCTAATTTCTATCTTGCAAAAGGTCGATTCTTTAAGAATGAAGTTACTATATCATGTAAATACGAGAACGGCATGTTCTCACATGTTACAAAGGAAGAGTTAAAGGATCTTCGAGATAAGATGAATCTAGATAAGTTAAAAGAATTAACTTCAAGTATTGAAGATAAAATATCAAACACAGAGGATATTATATGAGTTGGACAAGCAGAGACTCTGTAAATAGAATGATAAAAAGAAAGATGGAAAGAAATAAAATCGCTAAAGAAAATACTAAAAATGAAGATATTGAAAGTCATATATATCAAACAATAAATCATATAAACGATCTTTTAATAAAAAGTAACAGAATACAACCAAACAGTCTTTGGATAATTAGACAAGGGATATATGAGTTTTGCAAAGATCTTGAAAGAAGACTACATGTGATTGATTATGAATCTAAGATGGTTTTAGATTTTACAGAATCAGAAATAATATATGATATGAGACTTAAAGGCATAAATATAATCTGGGGAAGAGATTATGTTGAAAAAAACAATATAGAAGAAAATCTGTATATTGATATAACTTGGGGATTGTTAAAAAGCTACTGAGCAACTAAAAACTGTTGATCTTCTTTTTTAATCACAGACATGGGTCTGATTGTTTCAAGTATATTAGAAACAGCAGTTGTTGTATCTTTGACTATAATATTACTCATGAAAGTTCTCCATTGATTAGTATTGTTATACTAACAAATAAACACATTAAACATATTGTAAATAATTAAACATTTAATTTAATATCAATGCCAGATTCTTTTTCCATATCCTTTTTTTGAGCTAAGATAAAATCAGTATCAAGTTTCACATAGCATTTAGACCATTCTGGTATCTCTTCAATAGATCCATCTTTTTTAAAGATAATTAACTTATCAATTTCTTTATTATAAGAATGACCAGCTGCTTGTATTTTTTTCCAAAACCAAGATGTCATATGCTTAAACTTAATTTTATATTCCATTATGCAACCCGCATGACATAAACAACATTGAAATAGTTGGGACGAATATCGGCGATTGTACCTTGCGTAATTGTCGTAGTTACGGTGGCTGAGTTCCATGTAATTGATTCTGATGACGAGTTAACATTAGTTACATTAGCAGGTGTGATAATAACAGAAGAAGTAGATGCAATAGCACCCGCACTTCCACCAACATTAGTTTCACCATAATATCCACGACCATTTTGGTTTGTATTCATAGTAAAGTTTAGTTGACCAAACGTACCACTCTCGTTTGTGTATCCCCAGAACGGCAATTTATGAAAATGTGCGTTTTGATTCGTATTCATTACGTTTTTATCGAAACTTGCGGCAATTCCCGTGGTCGTTTTTGACGTGGAACCGCCCGTGCCTCCTATAGCCGTTGATCCATGCAAAAAACGATCGTCGGTTAAGTTGGGCAAGTTTGCCGCAAGCCCAGCCGCACTTCCTGCGGGTTTTTCTTGACCATTGCATAGTGCATAGCCATCTTTGATTGCACCATTCGCCGGCAACGCCCATGCTCCCGCATCACCAATAGCCAAAATTGTTCCAATTGGAACAAGACCAAGACCCGTAAAAGTATATGTACCAGTTGGATCGCTATAACTACCTAATAAAGATTTATCTGCCATTTTATTTCTCCTTATTCAACCCAACATACTATTACTATTCCAGAGGAGCCATTTCCGCCTGTAGAATAATTAGTTCCACCACCGCCTCCGCCGCTTCCGTATCCGGTTCCATTGGTAGCTGGATAGTAAAAATAATTATAATTAGGATATCCTGTATAAACGGTATAAGCTCCATGTCCACCGCTTCCAGTATAGCCGCCACCGCCGCCGCCACCGCTTGCCGAAGAATAATTTGCTCCACCACTACCGCCTTCAGAATTAAAACCTCTTTGCCCATCTTGAGCCCTAGTGTTCCATGAACTTACATTGTACATAGGCTCCCAATCAGAACCAGCACCGCCATCTCCTCCTCCTGCTGTTCCATTTGGAATCCATAATACATATCGTCCACCTTTTCCTCCTAGAAAAGTAACAGAAGACCCAAATGAAGAAGATCCTCCGTTACCTCCATTAGACGAAGCATTAAAACCACTAGCTCCACCTCCACTTCCCCCCACCCCTATTATGATCGAGTAGAGCTGACCCGGTATGGTAGAGGAAATATATGATTGAAAACCAGATCCTCCTCCTCCCTGTGGACCTTGTGAACTTGACTGAGCTCCACCTCCACCTCCCCCTCCTCCGCATCCAAAAACTAATACAGTATCAACACCAGCAGGACACGTCCAATTTCCATTAGATGTGAAAGTCTGAGTTCTTATTTTTGGACGAGTTACCCAAGAAGAAGTCCCATCTCCGCCAGAGGATAAAATCTGTAAAAGAGAACCTGCTCCAACAGGAAGAGCAAAGGGTGCACTTACTAAATTTTTACTAGCATCCGCCTGAACAGCTCTGGATGCGGTTAATCCAGTTATCTTTGCTCCAGTTAAAGATGGACTAGACACCGCAGCAATGTCTTGTGAAAAATCAGTAATTATCCATTTGTTAGAACTACTTGTTATCTTTAAAACCTCTCCAGCTGACAGGGCTTTAGATATGGTCCCATCTCCAAAAGTATCGCTTCCGCTTCTATTGACTGTTAAACCAATACCAGAATTCATGTTTGATTTAATGATATAAGAAACACCCGAACCAGAAATAATGGGAAGAGTAAGAGAATAGGTACTGCTTCCGGATGCTACAACCATATAATCATTAATAGTCAACGAGTATGCAGATGTTACTTCTCTATAATTAGTTGTTATATTAGAGGTGTTTACTGTTAAAGGAAAACTTGTTCCTATTGCGGGTGCATTTAATGCATAAACTATATTTCCACTTACCCATCCATCCATTGTAGGAAGTATTATTTGAATAACACCTGCGGGTGTGATGGTTATAGAAAAACCTAGTGGAGGAGTATCGCCCGTTACTTGACGAGCCATGTCATAAATATTTGAACTATTTTTAATGAATTGAGCTTGTACATAAAACTTATAATCCGTATTGGCGTCTAAAGTTACAAATCCAACTAATTCGCCTCCATCATATCCACTTACATTTTGAATAACAGTTGTAGATTCAACAGACGAAGAACCTGTTAAGTTCACTTGTGTTCTTAAATTTGGACTGTCATAAACACTTCCAACAACGATTCCAAGTTTAGGAGATATTGCAAATGAAGTTGCACCAAGTGCCTGACCTAGCTCTACCCTCATTCTTCCAACAACAGTTGGAGCAGTTGTAGTTACCCTACCTGCAGTAGAATCGCTTAAAAAATATTTTGAACCCGGAGTCAATGCAACTCCTGCATTTTCAGCTAGTATGCTTCCAACAACCCTTCCATCGGTTGTTAATTCAAAATTATTAGTATCTACTATTTTAGAAACCATTCCGACAACATTAGATGTGTTAGAAACAGTAGCTAATGCTTTCTCATATTGAGAACCGCTATAATACAGAACATCGCCAATTACAAAATTATGATTTGATTTATTAACTCTAACTATATTTGCATCTGCGCCTGCATTAGTGTTTCCAGTAAATTGATATATGTGTTCACTAGAGACATTTCTAATTGTTCCACCTTCATTTTTTAAAACAACAATTCCAATTGGAAAGGTAGAAGAATCAGATGCCGGAATGGATGCTAAACTTTCCGTCACAGACTCCGTTGTTCCAAAAGAAAGAACAATCTTACCATCAGAGTCTAATGATACAATCATTTTTCTAAAAAAACCAGATGTTATATTTAGTGTATAAGTTACACCAACTGGAAAAACACTACCCGTTATATTTCCACCACTTGTGCTTGGCAATTGAAAGTTTCCACCAGTGAAAGATGGAATCTTGTCTTGTAAGGGTGGTATTGATTTGTTTCTTTTATGACCACTTGATCCATCTGCGGTTTGTACTTGATATGAATCTATGTAAACATATCTTGTTCCTGGAATATCAGCTCTTAATCTTAGAGGTGGAGTTAGTTCATCATTAACAAGATTTAATATAGTATCAAGACGAAGATCTGTCTCATTACTAACCTGATCTAATGCTGCTCTCTGTCTCGATTGGCGATTATCTAATTTATTATTTATAGTCATCTCAACCTCTTATTATAACCAAAGGGAGACGACAAGTACTTATGGCACTAATATCACAACTTGTTAACTCCCCAAGTGTGTGTCTTTATTATCATATCACAATAATAGTTTATTCCATATCGGACTTATTTTTTTGTTTGATACCAACTTGACTAAAAATACCTTCTGCAGCATTACCAAGAGCCAAAGATGTTGCAATCATAACCATTGCTCCAACAACATCTGCCTTTACAACCAATCCTAATATTAATAAATAAGTCATTGATACAATTGCTATTAATGTTCTTCTTGAGTATAATATTTTTAACATTTTTAACCTAATATAAAATATTTTAATGAAGTAGAAATATTATTTTTATCAAGAACGATAAAATGTGTTTTTGAATTGTTTTTATATGTAGTAAAACTACCACTTATATAAATATAATTATTATCTAATAAAATAGATGAAACTTGAGCACTAAACCCACTAGTTGTACTAAAACCAGTACCAGATGCATCTACTTCTGCTGCTGTTGTTTTATCTATTTTAACAATTCGTTGTCTAGTGTTAGATAAATATGAGGTAAATAAACCACCAATATATAAATTATTACCATCTATTGCAATCAAGTTAACTGGATTATTAAATTTTGAACTAGCACCAAAAGATTCTAAAATAGCTGTGTTTTTATTTATTTTTGCAAGATTGCTTGTTATGATAGTTGATAATCCATCCATGTATCCGCTAAAACCGCCGCCAACATATATATTATTTCCATCTATAAGTAAACTTGTAACATAATCAGTAAAACCATAAGAAACAATTGGATCGAATGGAGACGAGAGATCAACGTCTCCGCCTTTACTAAAACCAGTACCAGATGCATCTACTTCTGCTGCTGTTGTTTTATCTATCTTGACTATTCTTCCTCTTACTTTATTTTTGTAAGCTGTAAACACACCACCCGCATATAAATTATTTCCATCTAACAATATCGATCTTACTGTATTGTTAAACCCACTAGTAGTACTAAAGCCAGTGCCATTGGGATCTACTTCTGCTGCTGTTATTTTATCTATTTTAACAATTCGTTGTCTAGCGTTTTCTTTGTAGAAAGTAAACTGACCACCAACATATAAATTATTGCCATCTAAAGCCAATGTATATATACTAGAACTAAATCCACCAGAAATATCAAAAACAGGATCAATTGCTGCTGTAATTTTGTTTATTTTAGCTAAATATTGTCTATCATTTGACGAATAACCTGAAAAAGAACCACCAACATATAGATCATTTTCATTTACAAGTATTGAAAGAACGCTACTATTAAAACCACTAGATGTATTAAAATCAGTATCTATTAATGATGTTTTTTTATTTATTTTAACAATACGAGAACGATTAAAAAAATTATCTAATTTATAAGTGGTAAAAGAACCACTAACATACAAACCATATGGTGTGCTTGCCATTGAATAAACAGCATTATTAAACCCACTAGTTGTACTAAAACCAGTACCAGATGCATCTACTTCTGCTGCTGTGTCTTTGTTTATTTTAACTATATGCCCTCTGGTGTTTCCTTTATAGCTGCTAAAAGCTCCACCAACATATAGATTATTGCCGTCAACCATCATGGTTTTAATTTGAAAACTAAATCCACTAGTAGTACTAAAACCAGTACCAGATGCATCTACTTCTGCGGCTGTTGTTTTATCTATCTTGACTATTCTTTCTCTTACTTTATTTTTGTAAGCTGTAAACATACCACCTGCATATAGATTGTTTCCATCTAATAATAATGAATTAACAGAGGAATCAAATCCACTAGTAGTACTAAAACCAGTACCGACTGTATCCACTTCAATAGCTGTGTCTTTATTAATTTTAGCTAAACGATTTCTTGTTTGTCCTTTATAGCTGCTAAAAGCTCCACCAACATATAAATTATTGCCATCTAAAGCCAATGTATATATACTAGAACTAAATCCACCAGAAATATCAAAAACAGGATCAACTGCTGCTGTGAGTTTATTAATTTTAACTAAACGATTTCTTGTTTGTCCTTTATAGCTGCTAAAAGCTCCACCAATATATAAATCATTTCCATTTAATAACATCGAATAAACACTAGAATCAAAACCAGTAGATGTATTAAAAGAACCATCATATGCACCAGTTGTTTTGTTTATTTTAACCAAACCTTGTGCCATTATATTATTATATCTATTAAAACTTCCACATATATATAAATCATTCCCATCTAAAATAATTGAAAAAACATTATTATTAAAGCCGTCTCCAGGATCAAAAACGGAATCTAATATTCCAGTTTGGATATTAATTTTAGCTATGCGATTTCTAGTTACATTATTATAACTAGTAAAACTTCCACCTATATACATATACTCGCCATCTATGGCGTAAGAATTAACATCTCCATTTAAATATGATCTAACTACAGAATTAACTAAAGATCCATCTAATTTATTAATTAATGCATTTCTATATGATTTTGTAAGTGTTGTATTAATTATATTTGTAAAATCACCACCAAGATAAATATGCTGATCGTCTTGTGTCGAGCAATATATACTTCCATTAAATAATAAATTACTATAATCTTTTTGAAGCAATTTACTCAAAGATCCGTGCATGGTTGGTATAGAAAACATAATATTTTCTCTTTATATTAAAATGTAACATTTCCAGAGATATTAAAAACATTAAAAGCATAACTCATTACCGAAACAGAACCATGTTGTACACTTATTTTTAAACCATTTACAGAATTTAACGTTGTACCGCTTGCAACAAGTGTAACCTGGCCTGCTCCAGTTTGTATTATCATACAATTAAAACCAACAGATAAACCAGATGGTATTGTTAGATTTACTGGAGAAGAACTATCCATTACAATTACTTTTCCATTATCTAAAGAAGTAAGAGTATATGATGTTGTTTTTGTATTAACCGATGATGGATTCAATGCATAACCAGCTGCTGCTACAGTATCTGTAGATGCAATGGTTCCACTTGTTCTCCATTCCAATATTCCTGCACCATCTGTTGCAAGCACCTGGCCTATTGTGCCATCTTGGGAAGGAAGTGTCCATGCTGTATCTGCATTTATTAAATCAGGTGCTTTAAAGGAAACATAATTATTACCATTAGCAGCTAATTCTTTTAATCTTATAGAGCCCGAAGATCCACTAGAACTGCCAATAGGATCTGCGATTATTGGTTTTGCAATTGAATCTGGAAATTGAGATAATGTTAATTTGCTATTGATATCAAGTGTAGCAATGCCAGATGCTGCTGCTTTTTCAGATATTGAAATTGCATAATTCTTCATAGCAGAAACAGATGCAGATTGATCTGTTTGTGTTCCAGAGGTTGAATTAACAACTGCAGCTGTTTTTGCTCTAGCATCTGTATAGTAAAGACCAGATGGATCTTCTGGTATATTTGCAGTTGTAAGATTTGGCAATTGAGATAATATTAATTTACTATCAACACCAAGTGTAGCAATGCCAGATGCTGTTGCTTTTTCAGAATTTAAAATATAATTATTTAATTGAGACGTTAAAGCAATCGTGCCCGTTAAATCTGGAAGCGTTATTGTTCTATTTGAAGTTGAAGATGAAACAATTTCTGTATTAAAAGCATTATTAGAAGGTGTTATTTGAATAGTTCCGGTTTTAAAAGGAGATTTTATTTCCCAGCTATTTCTAGAATTTGCAACATGAACATAACCAGTTATAATCCCACCCTCTTCAACATGAACACCAGAACTTTCACCAGAGGCAACTGGCCCACCAACATTTAAATTTATATCTTTATCGGTTACATTTAAATTTGAAACACCAACATACGTAAGCTCTCCATTGATATTTACAGTATCGCCAGCTGCTCCGATATTTATAGTAGATGTTCCTGTTCCCGTTCCTATATTTATAGAACTAGCATGAGAGCCTGTTCCTATATTTACAGAGTGAGTATAAGAAGTTGTTCCAATATTTAATTCAGAATTATCAGAAGTAGATTCAATGCCAGATCCATTAGAAAAAGTTAAATTACCAGTTATAGAATCGCCGCTTTTGCTAACCAAAGCAGAATCTGCCAATGTTCTATTGGAAGTTTCAATACCAATTTCACTATTTATATAATTCTTCATAGCAGAAACAGATGCAGCTTGATCTGTTTGTGATCCAGATGTTGAATCAACAATCGCGGCTGTTTTTGCTCTAGTATCTGTATAGTAAAGACCAGATGGATCTTCTGGTATATCTATAGTAGTAAGATTTACGTTTCCAATTTTTTCATTAACAGAATAAACAGCTCCAATAGAATTCCACACTGTGTCGTTGTATATATATAAAAAACCATTTACTAAAGCACAATCACCTGGCTTTGGATTTGAAATTGCATTTAATGAAATTAAATCTGGATACGATGGTATGTTTAATCCACTTTTTATATTTATAAAATTATCAGCCATCGCTTTTCTCCATTAAATCAACAGTGTTGATAAGTCAAATTTAATATTTTTATCTTGAGAAACTGGATCAGAAAAAGTTAAAGAACCACTATTATCAATTGCAATTGTTATATTAGTAGAATCTCCAGCTGTTGTTTGACTCATTTTCCAAGATACTCCATTATTAGAGCCAACTAAATGAAAAGTTTCTGCCTTATTAACTGAAGATATAAATATCGATACCTGTCCTATAAAACTCCTATAAACCAATGGATCTATTGTTGCTATTGTTCCAGATGCTAAATTACTAGACATCTGTCCTAATATATTTGGATTTTTATCTATCCAAACAAGAGAACCTAGTCCATCAGTTGATATTATCTGATTATTAAGTCCAGATGTAGATGGAAGTTTTATTGTTACATTAGTAAGCATTGAATCAGATGCTTTTAATAAAACAGAGTTTGGAGAAGAACCAGTTTCGTTAAATCTAATACCGCCGTCTTCAATTGACACACCGGCGTTTGAATTATAAAATTTTGCAGTTCCATTTACATTTAAATTATAGTTTTCTCCTGGATCGGTGTTTCCAATTTCTATTTTTCCAACTATTTTAAGAGCAACATCAGATCCCCCGTCTATTAAAACAGGTAAACCAGGAATTGTTGTTATTGATCTTTCATTATCATATGCATCTTGTAAATCTGTAAAATTTGTTACATTTGAGAAATAAACACCACCAGTAGATGCTATTCTAAAAACTAAAACATCTTCTTCTACTAAGTTTTGATTTATAATTATCTGGTCTGCTAAATCAAAATTAGACGTCGAGGGGTCTTCGTCCCAGTCAATTGTTCTAACTAATTTTTGACCATTTAAATAAACCTCTAATTGACCAGCTCCTTTTGAGTATGCTTGAGGTTCGTTATTATTTCTAGAATCATGTGGAAGTTTTATTAAAGAACCTAAAGAAAGTCCGCCGATACCTATTATCTTTTTTTCTTCATATATGTTGCCAACGGCAGATGTGTGATTAAGAGTAGAAAGAACTAAATTATCTAAAGCATAGATTACAAAAACGTCCTCATCAACAGGGACATCTGCTTTATTTGTTATATACAAGGTACCATTTGTATCGCTGTCTTGATATGTTGAGCTTGTATTAATATTGTTGAAAGTCTTACTATTAACTCTATTAATTCTTAACCAGACACATTGTCCATTTGATAATGTTCTAGTTGCTTGTGAAAGTGCATTAATAGCAGATACATTTATGGTGTTATCTGAAGAAGATCCGTTTATAGATACGGTAATTATGCCGCTTGAACTGTTGTAATAAAAATAACCGCTACTAGATGTTGTTTTTGTAAAAGAAACACCAGCCTTGTCTATTACTGTGATATTTTTATTCTGAGCATTCTCATGATCATTAGATGTCCATGAGCTAGAATTTTTTATCTCAACACCTTGCCATGAGTACACTGATGTGTCGCTGAATCTATAAAATAATATTATTTTATTTTCATCTAGCAAAAATGGATCGTACAGGGTTTCTACAACTGGAATTATAGTAGAATTGGACTCTCTATTAATAGAAGCAACTAATGCTTGATTTGTTGATAAATTAAAAGAATCTGGAATATCAATTATTTGTTTTGGTGATCCGGGTTTTTCTATATATAAATTGCCATTTGAGCTTATTATTTGATCTGATCCAGATGTTTCGTTTCTAAAAGTAACTCTTCCATGTGTTATAGATCCACGATCTTGTACTCGATCTGCCATCATGGATGTCAATCTAGAAAGTCTTCTTGTTACGCTATCTGTAGATTCTGAATTGAAATTTTGAAAACCTTGAAGAGTGTTATCTGTAGTAGGAATTGAATAAACTGGAGAAGATTGAGATAACGAATCCATGCCAATAAATCTTAATATATTGACACTATCTGGCTCATTGATATCAATAGATTCTCCTTGGATAACCTTAACAGCTCCAAATTCTGTTCTTAAGTTAATTCTAGCACATGAAGCCACGCCTTGATTTACAATTCCAATAGTGGGTGCGACATATGTAGTATTTGAATCATATGGAATTTGAAATTGAGTATTGCTTAATACATTTATTTTATAATAACCAGAATTATAACTATCATAGTTAGTTCCGGTTGATGTAATTTTAATTGTTTGATTTGATTCAAATCCGTGATTTGCAGATTCTAGCAATATGCCACCAGATTGTCCATCAGAGTATCTTTCTTTAGTAGTTACAACAGCCCAACTAACTGTAATATTAGATAAATTTGTAGTTATTGCTGTTTCTATTATTACAACAGTAGAAGATTGAACCTCTACTTGATATAGTCCATTATATGCTGCTGCATTAGATACTACAATCCTATCTCCATCAGACAAACCATGATTAGATGCAAATTCTAATTTTGCTCTTTTTCCATCTGACTCTTTTATATTAACATTTGTTAAATAAACAGGGGTTATAGATTGTATATTTTGCACAGTATCTGATCTATTTGCCAACCAGTAAAAACCACCACCAAGAAGCCACATTGTTGAAGTGGATCTATTTGCTTTTTGTATATCAAGATTTTCGTACACGCCTCTTGTATACACAGCTGGAACAGAGGTTTCAGTTGTTCCTTGATATGTCGAGCTAAGTTTAACAGATCTAGCTAGATTCGCAGACTCTCCAGCTCCGCTTGCTAAATCTTCGGTTGTATAAAATTCTTCTACTCTTAAGTATAAATTATCATTATCACTATTTTTCTTTACCCAATCACCTTTTTTTAAATTGGAAAAAGAACCTTGTATTCCATTAATATAGTTTTTATTATTTTCAAAACCAACACTTGTGTTAAATGAATTTATTTTTTCATTTCTAATCATTTGCACAAACATAACTTCATCATTGTCGAGCGTTATACCTGTTGCGTTTGATCTTATTATTATCTCTCTTGGGTCGTTCATTTTGCGATAAATAATATCTTCTGACCATGTTACTTTTCCAGCTACACTAGAATCATGTGTCCATTGACCTTTTGATTTTATTGAACTTCCTACCGTGTCATCAAAAAGATTAAGTAAACTTATAGCAGCAGACGATTCATACCAATATGTTGTTCCAGAAAGTTCTAATATTTTAGTCATTACAACATCCATCCATTCTTTTAATGAAAAGATGTTTTTATCTCCTCCAAAAAACGGAGATGGCGCAGATGTTCCTGCCACAGAAATAGGCGGCTCGTCTCTTGTATATGTTAAAGATGGCAGTGATCTAAAAGAAAATTTATTTGTTGGATCTGGAGACACGCCTCCAGATCCAAGTCTAAACATCATATTTCTACAGTCTATTATTTCTTTAATGCTGGATCCGTCTTTTACTATTTTTGCTATTGGTATTGTCCCATCTGGAAAAGTTGAAACAGATACATTAATATCTACTTTTAATACAGATTGAGTATTGACTATTTGATTAAATTCACCACCCTCTCCACTGTTTAAGTCAACATCCCAAAAAGCTCTTGTATCTTGAGCATAGCCCTCTGATGAGAGAGTTAGATAGACATAATTTGTAGAATTGTTTTTTAAATCAGGGACAAGTGGAGTTGCTAATGGATGTCCTTCTTCCAATCCACAAAAGAAACTGCCAGCAGATGATTGAGAATTGTATAAAACAGAACCTGCAACACGTATAGATACATTTGTCTGATTTATGCTAAGCGGTGCGTCTATTACTTCAAATCCTTTAAGAATCATTGGCGATGATCCAACAAAAGATTTTATTAAATTCTTAAAATCTGATGATACATACGACTCGATTGCTAAAACATCTGGCAAATCAAGACGTTGTTGAGAACCAACCAGCAATCGAGATAATACAGCCATATTCAAACTCCATTAAGCACTTTATTATATTTTGTGCTGTTAACTTTAATAATTATACATTGTAAACTATCAATCTAATAAATTAGAAGTTTCTCCATATAGATCGTATTCCGAATAGACAACATTTGGATATTTTATTATGTATCTAAGATATACTCCCACGCTTTTTACAGACGATATTAAGCTTTTTAAAACCTCTCTGGCCGCACTAGGATCAGATACATAAAAACCGTATTCCTTTCCAAGGCCATCTAATACATGTGCACCTTTTCTTCTTATTGCGACAATTTCAGATCCTGGCAGGTGATTATATTGAAAAACATATGCAGGATCCATTACAATGGTAGAGTTAGAGGCTTTGTAAAGATACCTAACAGGTCCTTCTTGTGTTTTTAGTCCATAATCAAAAATTAAAAAACCCTGATCTTGAGGTATGTTGTTTGATGGATCAATAGATAAGTTTAATACTATATTTCCAGATTTTATATCTGTAATAGTCTTACCGGTATAAGAAGAAAGCACAAAAGGTGCCCCAGTGTCCCATAGCATTGGGCCTATTATTTTAGTATTAATAATTGCTGAATTTAAATAAATACGACTTCCATTATTAGATAAGCCTATTTTTTCTATTCTTACTTTTCCATCATTTAAAACTGAAGGAGAACCTAGGGATTTGTATTTAAATGAATTAGAATTAACAACAGAGTCAACTAACCATGTTCCATTAAAATTATTTGCATTTGTTGTTTCTGTTACAGAATATATTCTAATGGCTGTTCCAGCTGATAAATTATGATTAGTTGTTGTTGTAACTGTTACTATATTATTAGAATCTCTTTGTAAACTAGAAATATCTAATTCAAAAATGTCTGCAGAAAATGGCAAATTTGGAGATATACCACTTAATACATTTCCATTTTTATTAGTATAATTAAAAATTAATTCAGTGCAATCATATCTTCCTTCTATTTTTTTAGATATAATATCATCTTCTATTGATGTTAAAATATGTGTTTTTATTTCTTGCGTTGGTTCGATTACTATTTTGCCAGAATTAGGCCAATCAGATGCATCATCCAACTCTAAAGATGTGTCTGAGATTCTATTAATCATTGGAGCAACTAGGCCATTTATGTGGGCCGATCCTTTTAGTTTTCTTCTAACAACCGGAGGAGTGGATGGCATTTCTATAACAATCTCACCAGGAGCTGCTTCCCAAACAACTGATCTATTATCTCTAGTATAGACAACACTTTTTCTAGGTGAAATAAATCTTACAAAATATCCTGGAACTAAAGAATGATCAAAAATACCTTCTGTACTAAATAAATTAGTAAATTTAATATAGTTATCACTTAAATTTACTTCTTTTATAATAAAACTTCCACTGTTTTTAAAATTATTTGGAAAATCCAATATCGCAACATCACCAGCTTGTACAAACTCTAAACTAGGAGACGAGCCTTGTACATGTTGCATTTTTATAGTATCACCTATTTTTGAAAATTGCCATTTAGTACTAGAACCAGATCCTGCATTTTCTATAAAACCTGGAAAATTTATAGATATATTTGCTCTTCCGCCCGTGACTTCTACAGATCCCTTTGATCCAATTGTGTTTGTAAATATTCTTATAAATTTCTTTTTTTGTATACGATTATCAAATGCAACTGCAAATGATTTTTTAGCTTGACGATTTATGCAAGCTACAACCTCGTCGACAGTTGCATTAGATATATCTGCAAAATCTTCACTTTTAAAATATATTTCTTCTAAAATTGAATTATCAACAAGATAAGTAAGATCCCATCCGTTTTTTAATAAGAAAGGCTCACTAACTGAAGATTCTGCAAAAGCAGTAGTTGATTCTTTAAAAAAGAAAATATCTAATAATTGATCTAATACTAATTTTACTTGTTTTGGTTGATATGCCAGTATTGGAATGTATTTACGCATAGTTTGATCATCCATTCCAACAACTTTAGGTCTACTAATTTTAACATTAGATGCTAATTTATCTATATATGGACGAGTAGATGTGCTTACAAAAAATTGTTTTCTAACTTCTTGAACAAGATCAGCTATTTCTTGATCAGATTCTCCAATTGCTTCTATTAATGCTTTCCAATTAGGATTCAACTGAACCCTAAAATATGGATTCATCTGATCTGATATTGAATCTTTTGCTTTGCGATTATTCGTCATACAAACCTCAAGACAAGCTTATTAACTCTGGAGATATGAAAGCCTTCTGATCATCATATATAGGTATGGTTTGTTCAGAAGGAACTGGGTTTGTAAAAGTGGCTGAATATACTCCATTTATAGACATGACTCTTGATATTATTTCTGAAAGAACAACATCATCTCCAACTCCCAGTGAGTTTACATAATTAATTACGATAGACTTGATGTCATTAGTAACATCTGTTAAGTTGACACCATCTTTAGTAGTTATATCAAGCGTTATACTTATTTGTCTAATAAGAGGAGGAAGAACCTCTATCGCAGATCCAACGGCTCTTCTTCCAGGATAGTTTGTGGGATCTGGCTCATATCCGTCAATTATTCTCTGAACAGTTTGCATTAATCCAGTGTAATAGATATAGCCATCCACCCCAGAAGTAACACCAACATCAAAGCCTAATTTTCCAAGTGATTTTATTTTAGAACCATATAGACTTGTTATTTTATTAAGCTGATGATCTGGTGTTAAATAAACAAGTCTTTGATTTGGATTTGACTCATTTATACAAGCATATTCTACTTTTCTTATTGATTCATATTTGTAATTTTCATTTTCAAGTAAATACAATCCATTTAAGCTAACAGACATTTGAACAGAAGACTGTGCAACTGCTGCATTATTTTGAATTCTTATATATTGAGATTTTGAACTTGAATTTGTTCCAAATTTTTGAACCTTAAACACACCAGAGTTTGAGGAATTAAACCAATATGGATTTGATATATTATCTATTACTAAATAATCTCCAGCAATAATAGAGTCTGCTTCATAAAAAATAATATCATTAACATCTTGTAAATAGACACCTTGATCTATTGAAAGCTCTTGATCTATAGCAAGACCAGCAGATAAAGAATCAGAACCAAGATATCTAGATCCAAGATTTACAATAGTTGCAGTTGAGTAGTTGCCAGTGTCGCAAGATATAACTTGTACTAAATATTCATTTGAGTCTTCTTTTTTCTTTACCCAAATGCCATTACTTAAGTTCGCAAAAGATCCAGCAATTCCTGTTATCTTAGTGTCATTGGCAACCCATGTCACAACATTATCTAAGTTGTTAAATTTTACATAGGTATCTAATTCTTCTTTAAAGTTTGGATTTTCAATAACAAAAGAGTCATTATCAACTGCTAAAATTCTAAAAAAACCATTATTAACAGATGAAAAAGTAAATCCACTTATTTTTACAAAATCATCAACTGCAACACCGCAGTCTGTAAAATATGGAGAATCTCCATTTTTTCTACTTATTCTAACTAAATTATTAAAACCTAAACTTTCTATTTTATATCGAGTTCTTTGCCTTCCTTGAGCAATTGCAATACCACCTGCATAGATACCGTCGCTCACTGTCGTATTAAAAGTAAAAGAATTGGAATCAGGTGTTAATTGAATAACTTTATCACCATTTAATCCTACAATACCCGTATTTGCAATTGTAACAGTGTCACCAAGTCCAAGACCGTGTGAAGAAGAAGTTATTACTTTAGCTATTCCTGATACAACTTGAATACTTGTTATTGAAAAATAAGCAGAATGTTTCAATCTCCATCTTATTCCAAGAGAAGGAAAGATTTCTATATTACCTCCATTTTCTAAAGGTCTAAAAGATGTAGCAACACCATTAGGATTTACTACATCTATATATCTATTTAATGCATTTACTGCTATTATAGGAAAATTAGAGATCTCTCCCTCGCCTGTTGATTGTGATTGGTTTTTCATATTGCATTGAGTAAAATTTTCAGTTCCCCAAACACCCAATGAGTCACCGGCGTAGACATTCTCTAACGAAGTCGCAGGAAGATCTGATGATGAGAATTTCAATTCAAATTCAGGATTTGATAAAAGTGTTGATTTAAGTTTTTCTATTACTTGATTTGCAGAATCTGTGTTTAATATATCTACTTGTATTTTATATGAAGCATCTGTATAAGTAGTACCACTGGGACTAAATCCACTCCCTATTTTAAACCACACAGCAAACGTATCATTATCTGCATTTCTAAAAGTAAAATAATCACCATTTGTAGGTGTTGAATTAGTAGATAAACTAAAACTTAATTTAGTAGAAAAAGTTCCATTTGTTTTAGAAAAAACTTCTAAAGAAACAGAACCAGTGGATCCATCTGATGCGTATTCATTTACAAAAGCAAGATCTGATATTAATCCATTTGTTAAAGATGTTATGTTTAATGTTTTTCCAGCATCACCGTGTTGCCATCTCCAAACAATCCCATTTGCCTTCCCGTATAAAGAAGAAACATCAGTAACTGTCCATGGTACAAAGAAATAAGAATTAATATCTTTTTTATTAAAATAATACTCAGACTCGGTATTAGAAACTACAGCAACATCTACTGTATCTGTTGATTTTAAACGAGAAAGTCTTTTTGCAGATTTTTCATTATAAACTTTAATTATATCATTTGAATTTATAGTAGATGGATATGCTGATATTTTAGTTTCTAACATATTGGAAGAAGAACTACTTGAAATTTGACTATCTCCAAAAATACTAAATTCACCTAAATTAGCTCGACCACCAACGACTTCAACAGATCCAGCTGTTCCAAGTTTTTTAGATTTAATTTGAATTCTTCTAAAATTATTACAAATATCAACATCTGCTACGATGGGAAGTTGAGAAAGAGCTCTATGATTTAAGTGATGTTTTACATTTTTAATTGTTTTTGGAATTAATTTAAAAAACTCACCAAGTTCAGAAGAGTTTGGATTTGGACAATTTGACATATTATATATTGATGGTTGAACGTTTTGTAATTCTAAATCTTTTTTAAGTATAAAATTTGGATTTACGTTATCAAATATTTTTATAAAAGATTCACCATCAAACATTTTTACTTTTCCATCGATCGAAGCATGATCATATGCAATAGATGATGTTTCTTCTTTAGTAGATCTTGTGAAAAGTTTAGAGGAATCACCAATTGAAACAGCTGTCATTATTAATGAATTATTATTAATATTTTCAGCTATTGTTTGTGCATCATTTTCTATTAATGGAAATACTTTAATACCTTCAGCTGAATTTATTGTTTCTACTCCATCGTTTTGTCCATTTGTTCCTGTCTGTATAGTAAAGCCACTTGTGTTAGTGTTCGCGTTTTCAAGACTTCCATTATATATGTTTGTTATAGTGACAACATTGCTTAGATATGTACAAGAGAATTGAGTATCTAAATCTAAAGCAGAAGCAATTAAATCAGCAACATTATTAGAACTACTACCAGAAGGAATCACTACTTGAATCGACCTATCAGCACCATGTGCAGGCTCTGTGTTTGAATATACATTCATCCAAACCGCAACGCTTCCATTTGTGTCGTGTATTGTAAAATATTTTCCACCAAGTGTTTGATTAGGATTTCCATCTATTTTTGAATAAACAAAACCAGTACCAGAGTTTCCACTTTCATCCAACACAACAGGTCCATTAAAAGTATTAAATACAGTAAACGAATTTCCAGAATTTCCAGAAGAATAATTTGCTGTAAAATCTGAATATGAACCATTTATTACAGCAGCGGTTTTAGATGCAACATCTGCTGCAGTGTCTCCAGTTACTATTGTTGCTATTTTTATATATTGATAAATTCCAGTTAAAGATGGAGCAGATCCACTATTATTAACTGCATACCAATATACAATTTTATTTCCTTGATTATCTTTTAATATTAAATAATCACCGCTGCCAACTTTATTAGAAGTATTTCCTTCGGAAGTACAAGTTATCGTTATGTTTCCTTGCGTACCCACCACATCTGCTATTGTTTGTATATTGTATATCTCAGGAGAACCTTGAGTTGTAGCAAATCCTGCTGCATTGGTTATTGTTAAAGTTTTATTAATAGAATTAAATGAATTGATTCTAAAAGAACCTCTATTTGAAGCAGACACACTCTGATCTGTTATTGATATGATATCTCCACCGGCCGGATTTAATGCAGACAAATCTATGTTTGATTCTTTAAAATCTAAAGTACATTCGTTTCCATTTTTTGTTATAGAAAAAGTATTTCCACTAGTTATTCCAGTAGGAATCGTATCGCCACTTGCTAACGTATAGGTAGACAAAGATCCATCTGGTGAGGTTATGTGATCTATATTAAAATCTTGATTTGGAGCTGTTGGATATTCAATGTTAAAAAATAACTTATCTCCATTGGGACCATATTCTTTTGCTCTTAATAAAAGAGTAGCACCAGAACCTAATGTTCCACCTGTTCTATACCAATTTCTACTTCTAAACCAAATTGCATAATCTTTAAATTCTGTATAATTGTTTTCTTTATTCCATATTTGTAAATTACTAAAATCAATCCCAGCTTCGTTATCCATGTCATCTGCAGAGAAAGATGTATTCGAAGCAGAATGATTGGTATTTACTTTTCCAGTTCTCCAAAAATTAACATTTATAGTTTTATTTACAGAGTCTCCATCTAATATAAAAACAATTGAGTCATCAGATGAGATGTCAAGTGATTCTACAATATTCAACTCATCATTAGGTAAATAATCAAAAATAGTAAAAGGTGTCTCTGTTTGAGTTCCAAGATCAAACTCAGAATTGAATTCTTTAATATTTCTAAAATGAGACTTATTAGATCCACTGGTTATGCTTAAGATATTGTCATTAGAAATGGTCGTATTATTTAACAAACCAGATGGATTTAATATAAATTGTTCACTGTAACCAAAAACATCTGTAGATCCAGATGATAAAGAACCTTTAAGATCTTTGTATACATATCTATTAAGCCAGACATTAGAAGAACTTGGTTCAGTTCTCTTAAAAAAGCTAATCATATCTTTTTGAGTTATTTTTGTTGCAATATTAGATTGATTACCTAATTGAGCATCTATGCCAGAATCGAAGACATTAGTCATAAGGCCAGCAGAAATGGGCAATGATATAGATCCATTATTTTCAGTTGAGCTAGTTAGTTTTATTAAATTAGTTTTATATATCGAGCTTTTTACATTTTCAAGTTTTAAATTTATAGAATCTACTATTGCTTTTATAGTAGCGTCTCCTAAACTTGATAAATAAGAACTTTTCCAAAGCTGTGGATATACATTTGCATAGAAAACTTGTATATCTTCAGATGACTGAATCAAACGAACAGATCCGCTATTAACTGCATCTTTATTATCGACCTCCACCCAAGCTGTGCCGATATCAGTGTGGTTTCCTTTTGCTCTTATTTTAAATATTCCACAATTTTTAGAATCAAACCAATTTACCGCATCATTGCCTCTGTTTGCAATATATAAAAAATCCCCAATTTGAGCTTTTTCAAATAAAGTATTTACATTTGAAATAACTTTCATCTTATTAGATGATGCTGTTATTAAAAGAGTTGTTCCAACTATGGGATTTACTTCATTTCTAAAAACAGAATCATTGCCATCTGCAACAACTACAATCTCTGCTGATCTGCCAAAAGCATCTAAATTTAGATTATAAACTCCGCTTGCTGCATTTGATATTATATTTCCCTTTGCATCAACAGATCCCGCTGTTATTGTGTCTCCAGAAGAAATTTGAGTTTTCATTTGAAGATTGCCAGTTTGTCTATTTAATGCAAAGTCAGAAGTTTTGCCCTCTGCATAGGTATCGACACCAGAGAACATGTTATTTAAATAAGTTCCTCCAGATATCTTTAAAGAAGATCCATATCCAATTAAGTTTGATGATATTTCTATTTGATCAGAAGAAGTTGCTAATGCTCGTATTCCGGCAAATTTTTTATTAAAAGCAGAAGCCCAATCAGAAGATGTTAGCACATCAAAAGATTGACCGTCAAAATCTAAACTTGAAAAAGTACGACTCTGAGCTGGCGTTCCATCTACCTCTATTATAAGACTACCTATCGAAGTTATTCCCCACGAAGATTTTGGTATTGTTCTAAGTGTTGCTGAAAATTCTTTTTCAGACAAAAGAGTATTGTTTTTATATAAAGTTATATATGAATATTTGTTAGTTGGAAATTTTAAATAAGTATTTGCATCTAAATTAGAATTAGATAATGATACTTGAATAAACTCTGTATCATGTGCAGTTGGATATAGTAATAAACGAGTTGAGTTTTCAGTAAGTCTACATTTAAAATTAATAGAATTATCATTTATTACAGTAGCTATTTCTTGTAATGTTGCAGATGCTATATTTTTAAATTGAGAAGATTTAAATAAAATTTCTTCTTCAGAATTGTCCACAACAACAGAAAGAGCACATTGGTCAATTAACGAATAAGGACCATCTGCTTGGTTTATTACTTGCGGGGGTGGTAATGGAAAATTTGCTAATTGAAGAAATTCTTCATCACCAGTTGCAGATGATAGAATAACGTCAACACTTTGTCCTTTATATGTAGGCTGAAATCCGCTTCCATCATCTACATAAACTATAGAAGGATCACTTATTACTGCTGGCTCTGTGATCGTTGCAGATGATACTTGCTTTCCATCTGTTGAATCCGAAATTCCTACAACAGAACTAAGTATAGCTTCTCTTGTTCCTCTTGCAAGTGTTGAAGTGTATGATTTAATTCTTTCTCTAAAATCATCATCAGATTCGGTATCCACTCCATCTGTTAGTGAATTTGAGTTGCTAACTGCAGCATTTGTAAAAGGCGGAGATGAGAACTCTACAATTGTATTGATACCAGTGTTGCTAGATGAGCCAACTTGATTGGCAATAATTAATATATTGTTTACGACATCTTCACCTGCTGGCAATACCGCATCCCTGAGTATTGAATATAATATTTCTGGATTTTGATTATTTGCTGGAATTTTTACAAGTGTTCCAGATGATATTTCACGATCAACTGTTCCTTGTGCATCGACAACAGAATCAGATATCAAATGATCGTATTGAAGAGATGAAGATAAATTTATAGTATAAAAACTAGTATTATTAGTTATAGAAGAATAATTAATCGGCCCCTCAAACTGTTGAGTGCCTCTACCTATATAAAGACTACCTCCAGAGGCGTCCCAATCTGAAGCATCGTTAACATATATAACAGTAGAACCTGCTATTGGTGCTTGTTTTACAGCATACAATGATGTAGATCTTTTTGTTATGGATGTATCTTTAATATTTACAAATCCAGTTGCTTTTCCAGCTGGAATCCTAGTCAAACCATAATCTGCAGCTCTTTGATCTAAATCTGAATTTTTTAACGCATCTATACTAAGAGACTCTAGTACGCCAAGAATGTTGGCGCTATTTTCAAAATCTTGAGACGCCACAGCTTCAAGCAATGTTAAAAGAACAGATCCCCGGTTTAAATCATTCACTGGTGTATCTGCTATTATTTTACGAACTAATTTGCCTAGTATCTCGTTGTATGAACTAATAGTAACAGCCATATCTCACCTTTATTACGAGATGTTTACACTAAAGCTTATCGGAATAACAACAGAGCCACCTGACAAGACAACACTCATTGTTATTCTATATGCACTAGCTGCATCTTGGTTACCTATATATTCTACCGATAAAGAGTCTAATCTTTCAAAACGATTGTCATTTAATATTTGATTTGCTATATCTTCTGATAGTTGTTGTTTTATCAACTCAGGTTCTTGATTTCTTGTGCCTATTAAGGCAGGAACACCGTAATCTTGATATTTAGTTAAAGAACCCTTAATAGTACTCATAAGTATTTTAACAGCTTGACTAGCATTGTTAACACCATAACTTAACAATATCTCACCCAGTGGAGTGAGTACAATGTCTGAGTCGTTATCTATTAACAAATCAACACCAGCTCTTTTTTCATCTTCTGCATTGCTTTTTAAAAACCAAGGATCTTCTTTAAATTTTTGCTGAACAGCATCTGTAGATGGTATTAATATATAAAAATTACTATTTATTGTATTTGGTTTAAAAACTCTAACATGAGCTTGATCTGTTATTTTATATTTTTCTAAATCAGATTTTCCACTTAATTCTATTATAAGCTCACCCGAAACAGGAACTTCTTTGATACTGACAACAACTCTTTGATCTGGAGTTCTTTCTATATTTGATTGCAATATAACTATTTGATTTACATATATTTTTTCTTTATTAGCATTTCCATTTGTATCAGTTTTAGATAAATTTATAATGTTATTTTTAGCATTTACTAATAAAGGAACTTTTTCTCCCGTTTCATCTATATATGGGGGTTTTAGACCATTTGATATCGCAATTTCAATCCATCTATTTTGATCACCCATTGTTCTATATGCAAGTGTTTGCAAGGTCTCGCCGTAATTTAACTTAACCAATCTTCCAGATGAGTATGATCTTATATCTATATCTGGATTGTTGGCATTTGATCTTGCGAAGGCAAATGGATCTATGAAGGCTTCTGTTTTTAGAATATTTTGATTAGCAAGTATATCGTCAACGATCTGAGCACCCTGATGAAAAGCCAAAGATACTTGAATCTGCGGTATCGATCTGCTTAACAAAGTCGGAAGAGACGATCTTGTATATATTCTATTATAGTCTTTATCAGATGCTCCAATAGAATCTGCAACGGCATCTCTTCCATCTTGCAATCTTTTTCGTATAGCTATAAAATCATTTTTATTAAAAGATGTTACTCTTTTTATTTCAGCATCTATTTGTTTTTGTTCAATTAAAGATGTTGGTATGTCGTTTATTAAAATGGAATCAAACACAGTAAAATAATTAGACATTAAATTAGATATATTTGGAATTCTTTTAGTAGTATCTGTTTTATATATATTAACAATTTCAACAAACGAATCCATTTCATCCCTAAGCCTAGATGGATTAGAATAATTTTCAGATATATTTAATAATTTATTTTTAAACACAGACCAGTTTTCAACTATATAATAAAAACGACTAGGAATTATAGAGGGAACATCCGCTAAACTTAATTCTTCATTAAGGCCAGACTTTACCCATAGATTTAAATCTGCTAATGCAACATAGGCAGTTGTTAATACACTCATCTTCCTGCTCCTGAGACAGCAGATACGGTTGAATTAACTGCTGATCTAGCATTTGATATTGTATTTCTTGCTCTTGCCAGTACAGAGGCTTTTTCTTTATCTAAACCAAGTTGATTTAATCTATTCAAAAGTTCTTCTGCAGGTGCCTTTGTAGATATTGAACTTAAATTATATGCTCTTAATTGAATAATATAATTATATAACATTGGATTGTCTGCGCTTTTTTCTAAAGAAAACCGCTGAACAGTACATGAATATTGATTATTATCTTTATAATTTATAAAAATAAGTGGAGATTTTTGATTAGCTTCTTCTTTAAACAAGCCACTTGCAGTGTCTTTTTTATATTTTAGTAAAAAAAGATATAATTTATGAAATGCCATATAACCTGTTCTGTCTTTAAAAACACCAGACTCATGAGGTCTGTTTTCACCAAGTCTAATTGCATCTGTTATTTTATTTAAACTAGCATTTATTTTATTTATAGTACTAGAACCAAAACCACCTAATATACCGGTGTCTATTATGGCACCAGATCCATATGAGATTCTTCCATCTGGTGGTTTTTTAGTGGGATCTTGTTTGGACTGTGTTCCTATATATTTTGGAGAGAAGCCCGTTGTTCCTTGTATTACAATATCAAAATATCTAACTTCAGAATGTTCTTCTACAGTTGAGTATAAAGTTGTTATTGTATTTGTTGCAAAATAAGTATTGATTGATATATTCTGTGGCGATATTGGAAGATATATTATGCCATTATTTGTCTTAAAGGCATAAGGAAGCGCTTTATACCAGTTTTCCTCTATTGGATAATAAGCATTTGAATTTTTATCATTTTTATTTTCTTCTTTTTTCTTACTAGGCAAAACTTGAGAAATAGCTGATCTTGCTAAATCTGTAGCATTGTTTTTAATACTAGAAAGAGAAGGTATTGACATGATAAAATCCGTTATATTAGTTTATTTTAATATTTTATCATTAAAAACATTAGAGACTACCTTTTATAGTGGATATCTTAGTTTTAAGTGCTAAAATCTTAACCCAAGTAGGAGAGCCTTGAATAGGAGTGCAAGGCCCTACAGGAGAAGTTATTACCAAAAGACCAATTTCGTCTATTAAATTTGTCAATATATCTAATAATTCATTTCCGCCATATCCTATGGCTATTTTTTGACCTTTTATTTTAATAGCTTTAGATGAATCTATAGAGTATTCTGGTGTTTTTATTGAAACTTTCTTTTTAGAATCG